AAGCCATCCAAGCAGGCGCAATTGCACCGGGGGATGTAGATGAACGGAGCATCGTCGATGTTGAACCAGCCGACCTTATGGGATATGCCCAATGCCACTTCTTCGCAGGTGGCGGATTCTGGAGCGTTGCCCTGCGTCAAGCTGGATGGTCCGACGAGTGGCCCGTCTGGACAGGCTCCTGCCCCTGCCCCAGCTTCAGCGCGGCAGGCAAAGGTCAAGGGTTTGATGATCCTCGTCACCTCTGGCCTGCTTGGGCACGACTCATCCGCGAGTGCCACCCTTCAACAATCTTTGGAGAGCAAGTTAGTGCCGCGATTGGACACGGCTGGCTCGACCTTGTTCAGACTGATCTGGAAGCACAAAACTACGCCGTTGGGAAGATCGTACTTGGAGCGGCAAGCGTTGGCGCGCCACACATCCGGCAACGACTTTACTTCGTGGCGCAGTCCCAATGCCCGGCTGAACGGCGGCGGGGACTACTCGGACCCGGAGAAGGCGGCGAAGCGCTTGGAGCAGGGGCATCAGCTCAATCTTTCGGAAGAAGTGCTGATTTCAGCTTGGCCAACACCGCAGACGCACGACGACAAGCTGCGGGGCAACACGGAAGCGGACAACCACTATTTCCCGCACGACCTGAGCAACGCGGCGACTCTCTCGTCATGGTCGACGCCGAAGGCAGAGGACTCGGAATGTGCGGGAGCGCATCGGGGCAAGCCGGATACACTGCACAGCCAAGCGAATCTGGCGACTTGGGCAACTCCTGCGAACAGCGATTATCGAACGGCCAACTTGAAGAGTTTTGCGGAACGCGGCGGGGGCAAAAAGGGCGAGCAACTGCGAAACCAAGTGAAACAGTTGGCGGGTTGGGCATCTCCGAAAGTGAACGACGACAATCTGGACCGGCGCGGAATGAAGTCGACGGAGAAGGAATGGAATCGACCGAACGCAAGCAGATCGAGCCTGCCGCTGGAAGCAAAAATGCTGGCAGCATGGCCGAGCCCCTGCACGCCGAACGGTGGCCGTTCGATGTCGACGGACAAGATGGACGTGACGGGGAAGACGCTCGACGGCAGGAAGCACACGACGACTTTGGAACATGCAGTGAAGTTCGCGGGGCCAGTCCGCTTAACGGCTTCTGGCGAGATGCTGACTGGATTGGATGCCGGGATGGAAAGTTCCGGCCAGTTGAATCCGGCTCATTCCCGCTGGCTCATGGGAGTGCCGCCCGTGTGGGACGACTTCGCCTCTACGGCGATGCAATCTGCATCCCTGCGGCACAAGCATTCATTGAAGCGTACCTCGAAGCAAAAAGCGCAAAGAAACAAGGATAAGTGATGGGTCGTATACGCAGTATCAAACCGGAGTTCAACGCGAACGAAGGACTCTCGTCTTTGTCGGCGCAAGCGCATCTTCTTGCTGAAGCGCTGCTCTGCTACGCCGATGACGAGGGCTACTTCAACGCAAATCCGGTGCTTGTGCGTGCCGGAACGTGCCCATTACGCAAAGATTTTAAAAATATTTCGAAATATTTGAAAGAACTTGCATCGATCGGTTATTTACGCTTCGGCAGCTACAACGGTAAGCGCTACGGACAAGTCATCCATTTCAAAAACCATCAGAAGATTAGTCACCCTACAAAAAGTAAGTTCAATGTTTCACTCATCTTATGGGAAGGAACTCCGGAAGTTTCCGGAGAGTCTCCAGAGTTACTCGTGAAAGATCCAGAGAGCCTCGGGGAAGTTACGGAGCCGCTCCGCCCTGATCAGGGAACAGGGAACAGGGAACAGGGAACAGGGAACAGGGGGGCAGATTCCGGAGAAACTCTGGAATCCGCCGATGCCCCCGGCGATTCTCTTTCCCCGAGAGACCGATGGAAAAAACGAACTATGCAGCAACGGGTGAACGAGCCGTTGAGCGACGAAGCGCAGATGATCGCAACGGCTGTGATTGAAGCCATCGGCATGACAACCGAATGGGCTCGAAACCAGATTGCCAGACAGGCCGAGCAGGAACTCAAGACCTATCCCGGCGACTTGGACGGCATTCGCGACGGGATGGTGGCGGCCTGGAAGGAATACTGCCGCTTGGATACGGCCGGCAAACTCAGCAAGGTGGCGTGTGGCCCTGAAAAGTTTTATGGCGAAGGCCGGTGGCGAACTTCGAAGCGTTGGGGATTGAAGCCGGGTGTGCGCGCCTACGAAGTGCTAAGCGTGGCGTAACTCTCCCACGGCCGAAGACCTGGCCGTGGGGCTTCACAAGGCACAACGGGAACTGGAGAGGAAAACGCAATGCAACTGAGCTTCGACCAAATTCGGCACTACTTCGAACACCGCCACCCAGGGCAGCACATTCCGGCGCGTGAGAAGGCTGCCGTGCGTTGCGCCTTCCACGACGAAGCGAATCCATCCTGCACGCTCTTCCTGGACGGCAACGGCGGCTTCAACTGCCACGCCTGCGGCGCCAAGGGCAACGTCTTCCAGTTCGAAGCGCGGTTCTCTCACTGCTCGCTGGAGCAAGCCGAAACCAACGTGGCTGAAATTACCGGAGCCGCGCCGGTGGCGCGCCGTGAGGGTGAGATGCAGCTCGGGCCCCCCGTGGCGATCTACGACTATCGCGACGAGAACGGATTGGCACTGTTCCAGAAGCGGCGTTACCAGCCAGAGATTGGCGAAAAGACCTTCCGCGTTTTCCGGTTGGTGGATGGTGCATGGAAGCCGGGCATCGACGCCAAGGAAGGCGAACGGACGCGGCGCGTGCTCTACAACCTGCCGCATCTGGTGAAATCTAACATCGCCATGGTTTGCGAAGGCGAAAAAGATGCCGACAACCTGCTGGAAGCCAATCTCTTTGCCAAGTACGCCTTTTCAATTGCCACGACGACGACCTACGACGGCGCATGGCAGAAGGGGCATTCGCCGAAGTGGCTGGACTCTTACGCGCCGTATTTCACCGGCAAGCAGGTGATGATCTTCGCCGACCACGACGAGCCTGGCCAGATCTACGCAGAGACGGTTGCGGCTTCCGTTGCTCCCTTTGCCTATGCCGTGCGCGTGATCTCCTTCCCGGAGATGCCGGAGAAAAGCGACGTCAGCGACTTTCTGAAAGAACACACCGTGGCCGAGCTGGAGAAGCGAATTGTGGAATCGCCGCTCTGGGTGGGGACGGATGCCAAGAGAGAGAACTGGCTGGTGGACGCTGTGGAATGGTCCATGACCGCCGATGCGGAAATTGAGTGGCTGGTGGATGGCGTAATCCAGGTAGGCGGCAACGGCATGATTGCGGCCGAGCCGAAGACTGGAAAATCCCTGGCATCGCTTGATCTGCTGCTTTCATTGGCCACAGGCAAGCCGTGGCTGGGGTGCAAGATTCCCCGGCGCATCCGCACGGCCTACATCAGCCGCGAGGATTCTCCGATGCTGACCAAGGTGCGCATGCAGGCTTTGCTGCGTGGAAAAGGCATTGACCCTGGGGAAGACCCGACAGGCTGGTTGTGGGTGAACACGCGCGAACAGCTTGGCGACTTTGACGTGGACAACGACGACCAGCTAACGCACATGGCCGAAGACCTGAAAGAGCGTGGCGTGGAGTTTGCCATCTTCGACGTGCTGAACCGGCTGCACAACCGCGACGAGAACAACAACACAGAGATGGCGCAGGTGGTGAAAAAGATTGGCCAGATGGGCCAGCAAGCCGGTTGTGCCATCGGCGTGATTCACCACGTGAGCAAGGAAGCAGGCAATGGTCGCTTCTTCACGCGCATTCGCGGAGCAACTTCGATTCACGGCTGGACGGAATGGTCGATCGGTTTCTCGATTGAAGACGCTGGAGAGAAAAAGATGATCCGTCGCGCCGAGTTTGAAACCAAGGCGGCTGAATCTCGTGAGCCGATCTCCTTCACCATTCAGCACGGCGGCGGGAACTTGGCTTTGGTGCCGCTGGAGAGGGGACCAATTCCGTTTGATCCCAATGTTCATGCATCGATTGAGAGGTATGACTAATGGCTAAAACCGATGTAACCGTGACGATGAATCCGTTTGAGTTAGTACTTTTTCGGCGGGCATTGGCCAGAGCTGCCGACGAGCATCTGCTGGATCGCACTTGGGCGCTGCAGCGGATTTGCGCGCTTGACGTTCTGCGCTGGAATGCAGAGGAAAAAACGAAGAAAGCTGTTTACCGGTCTGTGGTGGTGCGCAGACGGAAAGTGGCTTGAGGCTGCCATGAATATGCGCAAGTTGAAATACGTGCATCGGTTTGGGCTGTCAACCAAGCAGGCGGATAAGTTGCCACCTCTTTTGGACCAGCTCGACCGATGCGCCGACGATGCATCGCGGCGCTTGCTGTTGGGAATTTCGAAACAGCAAAAAATCCATCCAAAGTTGAAGAATACGCAACGAGCGGCAGCATAAACAGAGAACTGCGAGGCGAGCGTGTATCGAATCTTGGAAGGTGACGTGACGGAAGTGCTCCGCACTTTGGCGACAGAGAGTGTGCAGTGTGTCGTCACGTCGCCACCTTACTGGGGACTGCGGGATTACGGCACTGCGACATGGGATGGCGGCGATCCTGACTGCAAGCATGTTGCTCATACCATTCGTACTGGCTTGGGGCTGGCGGCGTTGGGTGAGCGGTTCCGTGGCGGCGGCCATAAGCAAGGCGAAGTAACCGAGATTCAGTATCGCGATGTATGCGCGCAGTGTGGTGCGGTGCGTGTGGATCAACAGATTGGTTTGGAAAAGACACCTGAAGAATATGTCGACAAGATGGTGGCGGTGTTTGGCGAAGTACGACGTGTGTTGCGCAAGGACGGAACGTGCTGGATGAATATGGGTGATTGCTACGCTTCGGGGGCAATCGGCGGTTCAAAAATTGGGATTAAAAATACTTTGCAAACGTGCTCACCTTCGGGTTACCACACTCTTCCCAAAACAGAGAATTTGGTTGCAGTACCACGTTCTGTTCCATGCGGAATGAAGCCCAAAGATCTTGTAGGCATGCCGTGGATGCTGGCATTTGCATTGCGTGCCGATGGTTGGTATTTGCGTCAGGACATTATCTGGGAAAAGCCAAATCCAATGCCGGAAAGTGTGCATGATCGTTGCACAAAGTCGCATGAGTATCTTTTTTTGCTGACGAAGTCGCCGCGATACTTCTTTGATCAGGCCGCAATCAGCGAGCCTGTTACTGGCAATGCGCATTCGCGTGGTACTGGCGTGAATCCAAAAGCAAAATGGAAGACACCAGATGGATGGGATACCAGCACAGGAAATGGTGGCCACGGATCTTTTCACAAGGAAGGCCGTGAAGATGGGTTCGTTGGATACCAGCCGAAACTGCGGCCATTGGGTGAAAAAGGATCGCAAGCAGACCCCGACGAAGTTCGCAGTGCGCGCGGTGCAGCATTTGGTCGCGGCGCTGGCTGGCGCGAAGCAGGCCACATCAAGCAGAACGAGAGTTTTAGCGCTGCCGTGAAAGATCTTGTGGAAACACGCAACAAGCGCAGCGTGTGGACGATTGCCACACAGGCGTTTCCCGAAGCACACTTTGCGACTTATCCGGAAAAGCTGGTGGAACCTTGCGTTCTGGCCGGAAGCAAAGAAGGCGATACCGTGCTGGACCCGTTTGCAGGCTCGGGAACTACGGGCGTGGTGGCACTGCGCTATGGCCGCAATTTTATCGGTATTGAGCTGAACGCGGAATATGCAGAGATGGCACGACGGCGCATTGAAGGTGACGCACCGTTGTTCAACAAACAGGAGAAAGCGGGATGACAACTTTTCCGGAAACACCTGCGGCCATTGCCGCTCGCCTGATTGAAGAAGACACGCAGATTGCTAAGTTGCTGGTGCTGGTGGTGCGCAAGGATGGGACGAGTTTTTCTTGCGACAACGGCTTGACGATCGATGAGGCCAAGACGTTGACCGTTCACTTTAACACCTGGCTCGACAAGTATTCGGGTCAGGAAGAAAACACGGATTGAGGAGAATCGGCATGGGTACAGAAGCGTTTCAAGCGAACGAGCACGCTCTGATGCTCGTGAACACAGGTGGGATTGCTCCGGCGAAAAGTCTTGATGAACGGCTGCACGAGAGTGATCGAGCAATTACCGAATCGTGGGTGGCGCTGAACAAGCGGTCAATGCTGATTGGCTGGGAGGGCTACTTCATCAAGCGCTACAACGGCTGGGAACGGTTGGGTTATCCCGACGAAAAGAGCTACCGCGCCAGCAAAGGCATTGGCCGCTCAACCTGGTACATGATGGTGGGTTTGGCGGAGCAGTTGCAGATGCTCAGCAAAGAGCAATTTCTTTCAATGACGATTGAAAACGCCGAGGAATTGGCCAAGGCCCCTTCTGCGATGCGTGCTGACCCTGCCTTGCTGAATGCAGCCGCCACCATGCAGGCGCGAGAGTTCCAAAGCGAAGTGGGGAAGTATGCGGCATTGGCCGAGAATACGTCGCCCAAAGACAGAAGCACCTCGGTGAAATGGAGCGTTAGACAGTCGCAACGCGAGTTCATCGAGAGCGGCCTTGAGGAATGGCAACACGAGCACGGCATTGACGACCCCGGCTATGCGCTGGAGCTGCTGCTTGCCGAATACCACGACAAGCCAACGCTGGTGGGCTTTATGGCCGAGTCGATTCCACGGTTGACGCGCGCAGTCACAGAAGCACACAGCGTGGAAGAGCTGGAAGCGCTGCGCACGTTATTCGCGGCGCACATCCAAGAAATGGGCGAGATTTTAAAGGTTTGCTGCGGCGAAAGCAGCGCGAGCGAGGAAGCGGCATGAGACAGCATGAGTTGTTTGGAAAACGGCTTGGGCGCAAGGCGATCAAAACAGATACGCGCACGCTGAAGTTTGCCAAGTATCTGACTCCAGCGTTGCCCACACCGCCCGCAAGCGCGGACTGGACCAAGGGCACTGCGCAATGGGGCATGATGCTCAACGACACGTTGGGTGATTGCACGATTGCCGGCTGTGGCCATGCCGTGCAGGTGTGGTCTGCCAACACCACCAGCATGATCACGATTGCCGATTCGGTGATTGAAAGCGCCTACGAAAGTTGGGACGGCTATGTGCCGGGAGACTCCACAACGGACAATGGCGGCGTGGAACTGGATGTGCTGACCAAGTGGCGCAAGTACGGCTTGGGTGGCCATGCCCTGGGTGCCTTTGCCTCTGCCGACTTCCAAAACCTGACCGAGATTCAGCAAGCCATTTTTTTGTTTGGCGGCGTGTACATCGGATTGAACCTGCCGGTGACGGCGCAGAACCAGACGGTATGGGATGTGACCAGCCAAACGGGCGAAAATGCCGAACCGGGAAGTTGGGGTGGCCACTGCGTCTTTGTGCCAAAGTACGATGCCGGGAGTTTCACCTGCATTACCTGGGGAGGCCCGCTGCAGATGACCAAGGCATTTTGGGATAAGTATTGCGACGAGACGTACGCGCTGATCGGCGCCGATTGGCTGACGACCGGCAAAGCTCCTTCTGGGTTTGATGCGGCAGCGTTGAACGCAGATTTGGATGCGATTCGCTAAAGCCGTCGCACGAGTTGGCCGTTCTGCATCTCCCGCTGCCGAAGGGAACGGATTGCAGTTTGATCCGCAGGGACGGCTTTGAGGGGGGGGAGATTGCTTCTATACAGCAATCTCCCCACTTTTCCAATCTCTGGATGGAGGTGATACGTGGGCACAACCTTAAGCTTGTTTTCTGACGCACGCAATGCGCAAATTCCGCCGCAGGTTCCAGTGAGAATGAGTAGCCGCGAGATTGCGGCGCTGACTGGGAAAGAACACAGGAATGTGCTGCGCGATATTCGTGCGATGTTGTGCGACCTTTATCCCCGGCCAGGAATCGATCCTTCGACCTTGAGCTTTGAAGAAAAGGGTGCTGCAAACTCTTTAGATTCAATAGCTCAAAAACGAGCTATTGAGAACAAAGGGGTTAACGTCTACGTGGATAACCTGGGTTCTATCGCTGAAATCCAGTTGCCGAAGCGAGAGACGCTGGTGTTGATCTCTGGCTACCGGGTGGATTTGCGCGCCAGGATCATTGACCGGTGGCAGGAGTTGGAAACACAGTTGGCCGGTCCGGCGTTGGTTGACTTGACCGATCCGGGCACTGCGGCTTTGGCGCTGGCAGAGCGCTATCGGCAGTACGCGGCCGAGTACCAGCTGCGGCAACAGCGCGAGCGGGAGATTGAAGCGCTTGAAAAGCAAAAGGCGATCATGGCTCCCAAAGCGCAAATTGCAGACCGGATTGCCACAGCCGATGGTTTGCACACCATGCTGGAAGCCGCCAAGATTTTGCAGACGGGACGCACCCGGCTGTTTGTCCTTTTGCGGTTAAAACAAATTTTCATTACTGATAACCTGCCGTACCAGCGCTACATCGAGTTGGGCTATTTTGTGGTAAAGGAAAAGACTTATTTTGAGGGTGGATTTGAACACTTGTATTCGCAGGTGCTAGTTACAGGAAAAGGGCTTAATTGGCTGGCTAGATTGATTGACAACGATGTAATGAGTTAGAGCATTTTTCCAATACACGTGCAGTGTTGAGTGGCGTGCAAGGTGGCTTTTTCTTAAGGAAAAATCCACTCGGCATCCTGCTTTCGCTCTACACCAATTGGAAAAATGCTCTAGTGGGAAGTTAGGTGGGAATGGGATTGGAATTATTGCTGTTGGTGGTAACTCTTGTTTTGGCTCGTGCGCTGCTTGTTCCACCTAAGAGGAAGTAACGGATGACGCTCAAAAAAGTTTACGCGTGCAGCTGCTGTGGGGTTGAGCACAAGGACGCCAACCATTGGTTTGTTCTTGTGTCGACGCACGTCGGCTTCCACTTGCAAACGTGGGAAAGGGCGGTGCAGGAGCACCGGCTCGACGAAGACGAAACCGAGCATGTGTGTGGGCAGGCTTGCGCGCACAAACTCTTGGATCGATTTATGGCTGGTGCCAAACCAGAAGTATTGGCACCTTAGTAACGCACAGGAAACCAAATTCCATCGAGGAGAAGATAATGCCAAATTTTGCGACTGTATTTTCAGGAGCACGTCAGCGCACCATCGATCGGTTGACGGGCCATTCTAGTGCATCGACAGACATCATGGTTGCGCCGACGGAAGAAGAAGCCTATCGGCTGACTGGCGTTCGATCCCTGCCATCCCTGCCGACCCTGCAGACAGAGCTTGCAGCGCTGCGGCAGAACAATGCGATCTACGCCCCGGCAATTCCGGCTCAGTGGCCATGGAATACGGACCTTTCACGCAGTGGCCAAGGAACCGGTGCGTCGGTAAGCTATGCGGGACTCCAGCGTGCGTACAGCTACTGGTATAGCAATAGCAGCGGTTCTTATACCCCGGTTGGCCAAGGCATATACGGTTTCAATGGGGGTGATACGGCAAATGCTATGACTCCGGCGCTTGAAGTGGTGGATGAGCCGAGCCGGGATATGTTGCAGCGGGTACCGGTGGAAGTCCAGGATCTGGACTTGACCGATCCACGGCAAAAGCTGGCGAGTGAAGCGGAAGCGCTGTTGGGCTACACCCCGCTGCGCCAGGAGCTGCGTACGCCTGGCACGCTGAAGCGGGTGCTGGCCAAGCTGGAAATTCAAGTGCTCGAAGAAAAGGGCGTTTCTGCGTACAAGAAGCAGATGGCTCAGCACTACAGCACCTCTGGCAAGATGTTCGACCCGACATGGCGGATTACGCCTTTGAAGGACTATCGCCAGCCGGTGCCGGAGTTTGCGCTGCAAAAGGCTATCGAGATCAAGCGCGAGCTGCCGGAAGCCATGTTTTACGTGGAACAGCTGGCAATTGATCCCTTTTTGATCGTGACGCTGACTCCGCTGCAAGACTTTATGACTTTTTCGCGCACCCTGACGCGTGAACTGGACCCGGAAACCGCCGCGTACGTTGAGGCGTGGTCCGAGCCGAAGTTTGAAGCGACGATGTGAGCACGCCCGCAGTGAGCAGTAAGTAGCTGACAGTTGAAACTGTTGGCCGCTTACTGTTTACTGAAAGGATGCGCGTAGGCTTTTGTTGGACAAAGGGGGCTCTTTATCATAGAGTGTCTTCGACAACCCTTTTTGGACTGTGCAGTAATGACCTGTAATGCCCTGGAGGAAACGAATGAGAAATCCATTGATGCGTGACAAGTTGGCAGCCGTTCTAGTATCCCCGAGCGATCAACTCCACCGAAAGACAGAGGTATTGATTGCATCTGCGATAAAGTCTGCTAGACGATCTCCAAAGAAGAAACCTATTTCCACTGTTTTCAAGAATCCATATCAGGCGATTGCCGGTACGCCTTTCACAAAAGAGCCTTCCGCGCCTCGGTATGTGACGCCGCCCAGTAGAAAAAATGCATTTTCTGTTCATGTGTACCCTGTTTCGCCGGAATTGGTAGAAAAGTCTGAACCTCCTTTGCCAGAACCCAAGGTGGAAGAACCAAAGATTGAAGAGCCAAAGGCCGAAGAAGTAAAGATTGAAGAGCCAAAAGTTGAAGAAACGAAGGTTGAAACCCCTGTTGCTGTTGCGCCGGAAGCGCCGCCACAACAGGCCCCGGCACCTGAACCTGTAGCCGAAATTCCTATTATTCCTGAGATCGAGGCACCTGCTGAAGTAGATGCACCTAAACTCAGCTTGGTTGCCACGGTGACACCGATTCGGCCGCCAGAAACTCCAGAGGTTTTGGTTTTAGATCCCAATGAAAAGGTGGTGGAAGAGCACCCCGGCCAAGAAGAGACGCCACAATCTGTTGCTGCGTTACCTCAGAGCCTCAAATGGTTGGAGCAATCGACGCCTTTCGATGGTCATTTACGTTCGATGGTGGACCAATTGCGCACGGCAAAGACGAGCGTCGTTTTTACGTTGGACCAATCTACCGCCCGACAAACTGATTTGAGAGCCCAGCTCGCCGTCCTTCAAGACAAACTGGACAAAGAAGAGTTTTTAGGTGAGCAGCAGCGCGAATATTTGCACCAGTTGGATGAAGTGATTGCAGCCTGTGCGCTGGTGGCGGAACAAAGCTCAAGTGTTGAATCCATCTTGCGGGCCCCTGCGCACACTGCGCATAAGCATCATGAGGGGGAAGAGAAGCGCCAATATCACAGGTCTTCCCTCAACTCTCCAACAGCGTGCCATCGCGAGGATGTGCTGAAGGTGATTAAAGAAAACCCTGGCCGCAAGTGGAGCAATGCCGAGGTTGTCCAAGCGCTGCCAGCAGCAAAACGTGCAAATGCCAAACAATATGTGTACGCGCTGTTGTCGACTTTGAATAGAGATGGCGTGATTCAACGGATCGCCCCCGGAATCTATGTTTGCCAAGAGCATAAGGATGCGGTAGAGGAGGCATGATGGGTACTGAGGACGAATCTGAACATCCGTGGATTGGCTCGTATGTTTTGAACGACGAAGGCAATCCGGTGCCCGAGCACGATGTGCTGAAATGGGCCGAATGGCTCGAAGCCCATGATCGCCATTTGGCAACCACCAACTTCAGTTGGGGGAAAGTCTCAACTATCTTCCTCGGTTTGGACGAAAGGTTCCTCTCATTTTGTCTGCAAGATCCGCTCCTTCACGAGCCGGTGCTTTGGGAAACGATGGTGTTTGGTGGTCCTCTCAACGGAGAACAGCGGCGGTATACCTCGAAGGAAGAAGCGTTAGAAGGCCATCGCCATCTGGTTGAAGAATGCAAGGAGGCAGAAAAGCATTGCGCCAGTCGCTTTAATCCAGCCCTAAACTGAGTGTTCCCTCGCTTCTTTAAAGTACCTGGAAATCGTTGCCTTTGAAACGCCGCAAACGGTGGCTATGGTGGTATACGACTTCCCTTTTGCGCGAAGCTCCTGAGCCCTTTCTTGGTCAAAGACGGCCGGAGGCCTGCCGGGGCCGAATCGTCCGTTGGGGCCTGGTGTATGCATCTGCTGTTGTTTCTCAATGCCAATGCGCGTTTTTTCTCCGATGTAAACGCTGTTTTGCTCAACCAGTAGGGCGATAATCGCGAACACTGTCTCCCTTGAGGTGTGGCAGGAATCCAGGTGCCGCTCTGTATAAGAACAGAATCCGACATTCCAACAAGAGAGTTTGTGCAGAAGCAATATGGTATTGTTGGCATTTTGACGAGTGAGCTGGTTGAGCGTCCAGAAGATGAGCGCATCAAAATGATGCTGTTTCGCGTCCAGCAGCATCTTCTTGTAAGCATCGCGATCCGCGCCCGGGGAGGTCACAAGATCGCGGTAGATGTGTGTCGTTCTCCAGCCATAGCGCAGTACCATCTCTTCCATGCGCTGAATCTGGTTTTCGGCGATGTGTGGATCATCCTTTATGGGGGTGCAACTGTAAATTGCAACACGCATCTGTATCCTCCTTGTGGGGACATTGTACCTGATATTTAGGCCAAACGTTCCTGAATGGTTGGCAAAAAAATGCTCAATTGGGTAAAGTGATGAAATGATTACCAATGGCGATATTTTGGTGTGTGATGTTTGCGGGGCGAAGGAAGTGTATGACAAGGCAAAGCCTTTGCCTGAGCGATGCTGGAATCGCAAATGCAGAAGTTGGCGTTGGAATTCTGGGGGAGAAGATCGGCGGACGTGGCCACGTGTAAAACCGGAACAGACACAAGTGAAACCTCCGAAAAGTTAAAATGTTCTGTCGCTTTTAATTTGCGCCCATAATGCGGGAAAATCCTATGTTCTATGATTTTTGTGGTTTTTTCGGTTCAAAATGGGTATTGTGGAAAGCGATTAAAATTTGGGAGCATCGAAATCGCTCAAAAATTGCGGACCGAGGACAGAGATGGAAGAAGAGGTAGTTCTGCGAGTGGATTTGCGCGCGTTGCGCAACGAAGCTGGTCTTTCGGCGGATCAAGTCGCAAAGCAGTCGGGGATTGCTGTATCCGTGGTGAAACGACTAGAGCTGAATGGTGCTGTAAGCTTGTCTACCGCGTTGAAATTGGCTCGTTTTTTGCATCTTTCCGTGGAGGATATTTGGGAGATCAAGAACAAGGAGAACTGAAGCCATGGGGGACGTTTGGGCGCTTTTTGGAGCTACCGTGGTGAGTTGCTGCTTGGCTCTGGGCGCTTGGCACTTTGCGGATCGCTTCGCGCGCTGGCTTGAAGAAAAAGTGAGAGCCCGGAGCAAGTGAGGTGGCGTTGTGAAAACCATTATTGCTGGCAGCCGAACGATGACCGATATACAGCTGCTTTATGATGCGATTCGCGAATCTGGATTCAAGATCACCGAAGTGGTATGCGGCGAAGCGCGCGGAGCTGACCGGCTCGGCAACTGGTGGGCACAACGTCGCGGAATTCCGGTTGTCAGTTTCCCTGCCAATTGGGAACGGAACGGCGGTCAGGCCGGATACCTGCGCAATGTGCAAATGGCAGAATACGGCGAAGCGCTGATCGCGCTGTGGGACGGCAAAAGCCGCGGTACCGAGCACATGATCAAGACGGCTCGGGCGAAGGGTCTGGAGGTTTACGTCCACTTGGTAAGATAGGCAAAGTGATGACAAAACAACTTTTTGGGAATCGAAAACCTAGCTGGCGGTCGGTTACGTTTCCCTCGGAAAGCGTCAATAAAATCAAGCGTGGCTTGATCACGCAAATGGCTAGGCCTATCTATCCCCAACCGCCGGGAGAAACCTTAATTCAAGATTTCGCGACTTCGTTGCACTGGTACAGCGCCGATGAAGAGAGGTGGCGTTGCCCGTACGGAGCCCCTGGTGATCTGCTTTGGGTTCGGCAGGTGTGGGCGCGTGTGGAACCGCATCCGCAAGTGCTGGAAAAGTACAGAATGCCGGTTTCATGGAAGGTAGAAAAAGACCCCGTGTTGTTGGATTACTGGCGCAAGCGCGTCATCTTCTTGTCTGACCACCCCAGCAAAAAACCGGAAGAATGCGGGTGCGGAGCATCGGACAACGTATGGCGCAGCTCTGTTGCAATGCCCCGTTGGGCATCGCAGCTTTCGCTCGAAGTGACAGAGGTGCATGCGCAGCGCATGCGTGAGATCAAGTCCAACGATGCGATGGACGAAAGTGCGGGGATAACCCCGGAGACCTGGGTGTGGCGCGTGGTTTTTCGGAGGTTGGAGAGCGAGAATAAGCCGAGCTTGGCCAAGGTTTTTACCGCTCTTGATGCGGCTCAACTTCCCAAAGACTTTATGGACGAAGCAGACCGAGATCGTCGACCAGCCGAGGAGCGTCCGGCGCTCAAGCGACTTTTTGAAAGCTGAGAAGGCACCATGGATAAAATCTTTTGTTTTGGATCGAATCAGCGTGGAATACATGGCGCAGGCACGGCGAAGATTGCCGCGCGGGAATATGGCGCGAAGTTTGGTGTGGGCGAAGGCCGCACGGGCAATGCCTATGCGATTCCGACAAAGATCACTCCGTACAAAGTGCGGCGACTGATCGACATTCAAGCCAGTGTTGACATGTTTCTGGAGTATGCGCGGGCGCACACGGATTTGGAGTTCCACGTGGTGCGGATTGGTTGTGGCTTAGCCGGGTTCTCCGATGAGCAGATCGCGCCGCTTTTTGAAGGTGCACCGGCGAATTGCCGCTTTGACCCCAAGTGGGAAAAATATGGTTTGTCGCCGTGGGCAGATGAGCCATAACGAGCGGTAAAAACGTCTGTTGATTGTCTGTGTACGGAATAACGCAAAAACGGTGTATTTTTCTAACGAATTTTGTTCCACGAGGATATAGGATGGAAGCGCATCAAGATACACCTCTTGAAGAAGATGGAGAGATCGCGCCTCACCTGGGCGCGCGGATTGAAACAAACGAACAAGCGGAAGCATCGATTATCGATACCGAGGAGATGACAATGACAAGTCCAATCGCCAAACCAGATCCGGCAACATTGAAGTGCCCAGAATGCGGGATGACTGGATTCAAAGACACACGTGGCTATGGAATACATCGCTTCGCGAAGCATGGTGTCCATGGTTCATCGCCTGCTACTTTGTCCTCTCTTAAGCGAAAGCAAGAAGGGAAGAAGAACACCGTCGCAGCGTCGAAGAGAAGTTACCATAAGAAGCCGATTCCTGTGGTGGCGCCGCAAGGCGAGATCGCGGTCGTGGTGAAGAAGCAGCTGGAAATTGCGCCGATTCCTCCCGCGATGGTGGGCTATGCGATGGGCAAACTGGAAAGCCTGGCTGCCCAGATCGCTCGGGAAAACGAGCTGCCGGAGCAGGAGTTTGTCCGGCTTGTGGCGGCCAATCTTGCCGAGTTGACCAAGCGGTAAACAAAGTGGGAGTGTACCCCTCGGGTGCACTCCCAGTAGTTGAAGTGCATCGAGCAGATGCAACCATGGCAAAGCGATTCATGCGGTCGAAATACTGGTCGCAATGTAGTTTGAGTGCATCGCGTAGATGCAACTTCAACGACTCGCCAGTGATGAACCTGTCTCGCTGGTCGCAAGGTAGTTTCAGTGCATCGAGTAGATGCAACGTACTTAGCATGAGTTGCTTGACCTTCGGTCAATGTCGCAAGGTAGTTGAAGTGCATCGAACAGATGCAACGTTTTAAAGCTGCATTCACAAATTCCAGCATTTGGTCGCAAGGCAGTTTGAGTGCATCGCGTAGATGCAACCATTAAGATACCCAGCGAATAGCACATCCGCTTCGTAGCAAAGCAGTTGAAGTGCATCGAGTAGATGCAACTGTTCGAACTGTCACGCATGCGTGTACTGCCAGGTAACAAAGCAGTCAAAGTGCATCGCATAGATGCAACGCCCCAGATGCGATAACGGTAATCTGCAAACGTGTAGCAAGATAGTCTTAGTGCATCGGATAGATGCAACAACGGCAACCGCTTCAAAGCAACGTGGGCGTGGGGTAGCAAGGTAGTTTAAGTGCATCGAACAGATGCAACAACTAGATCAGGGTGGGCAACACCGTAGTCTCCGGTCGCAAGGTAGTTTGAGTGCATCGCGTAGATGCAACCAACAATGGGAAACTGGCTAGGATGGACATCGTAGCAATGCAGTTGCAGTGCATCGGATAGATGCAACAGATACAAGAAGCCGTAAATCTAGAGGAACAATGGAAAACGATTCGACAGCCAAGCCGCACTCTGAAATTTCCCAGTGGGTGATCTATGACCATCCGCGCGATTATCCTGACCACTTTGTGATGCGGCGCTGGGGCATTACGGCCGGCGACTTTTTCCCGACCGACGATGTGGCTTTGGCCGATACGCTCCCCGAGATTCGGAAGCACGTTCCGCCTGGACTCTTTTGCTTGGAACGCTACGAGAATGACGACCCTTGCATCGTAGAGGTTTGGATATGAACAAAGCTTGTGTCGACCACTTTGAATCGACCATGGACATGAAGAAGAACCTGACCTACGAGAGCGTCAAAGCCCGCGTACTGGAGATTGGACGGTATTCCGTGTTTGAGGCCACAGCCAGCGATACGCGTGCGGGGATCTTTAACAGTCTGTGCCACGACCCCGAACTTGTTTGCACGCCGGTCGGGTATCCTTGGGTGAAGGTAGAAAAAGCCCGCTGAACCGCAGTCCAGATTCCGGACCACAGAAAGAGAAGACCCATGATCAAAGAGATCAGAAATCGGACGGAAGCCGCTTGGGAATGTCTGCCATTCCTTTGGCGGTCGGTGCTTTTTGCCGTCTACGACTTGACTGTTAGCGTGTGGCTCGTGTCGGTGGGAGCATGTATTTACTCTGACTATTTGCACAAAAAGCCGATGCTCTGGCCACTTGCGCTAGTAGCATCGGCTTTATGCGTTTGCCTTACCTTTAGAAATCTTGCGTGGTTTCGTGTTGTCAAGCTGCAGAAAGACTGCATAGCGACACTGACAAGTAACAACAAGAAACTGTTGGGTTTTTTGTTTCGTTCTGTGAACTCAAAAGGCATGAATATGGCAGATGCGGCGGTTGAACCGCAACACGTCGTATGCAAGGTGAAGGTCGCATTTCAGGAGCCTGACGACCTTTCTAAAATGAACTAAATCCCCGGCCGCGTATGCCTACGCGGCCTTGCTGAAGAGAGGAATCTTTGGGATTTTCTTTTTCCTCGCTTGAGCAAAATCGTAGTCGGTTTGCATCTCAAACCACAGGCTCGGGTGCGTCCCTAGCGCAGCAGAAAGCCGGATGGACATTTCCGCCGTGATGCCCCCACGACAGTTGAGCACCTTGGAAAGCGTCACGCGGGATACGCCGATGTGCTTTGCAAAATGCGTGATATTCACACCTTCCAAGTAGTCGCGCAGCACACGGCCAGGATGAGCCGGGTTGTACATTTCAGTAGGCATTTTCTCCCCTTAGTGGTAATCCTTATAGTCCAAGAGAATTACATCCTCGCCATCGAAGGTAAAGGTCAACCGCCAGTTTCCGTTTACCCGTATTGACCAGTGTTTCTCTTTGCCATGCAACTGATGCAATCCCCACGACACAGGCTTTGCCAAATCGTCGGGACTCCTTGCGCGGTTGAGAAGAGATAGCTGCTCTTCCAACTTTGCAGCATGATGTGGCTGAATCCCGGCCTTGCTGCCGGTCTTGAAAAACTTTTCCAGCCCGGCATGCCGGAACGACTTAATCATATAGGAACTGTATCGCTATAGTTTACAGATGTCAACGCGGCTACTCTGCCAACGCTTCCTTTTTTTCGATCCAAATAGAACCTTTCTCGCCTTTCTTCGACCTCGAAGAGTTTTACAAACATGCCTGTTTATAATCCGCTCCAGCACTGCGCATACACTGCGCATCGTGCACCGAGGAGCGAGCGGCATGGGCAAGCGCGGAAGAAAAACCTATGAAGAATTTGCAAATGGAGTAATGCCTGTCCGCGTGATTGCGGAGCGGATGGGTGTGTCTGAACGCACTGTCACCACAGACCTGAAGAATGCGCAACGAAAGCTGAAAAACACTCCAGAGGCGTTTCCTATCTTGCTGGATTGCCTTTACGCGGTGGCTGCTTCAGAGAAAGAGCTTTTGCAGTGCGGCTCCGTTGAGTGTGATCGCGAATACATCGAAAAATATGGATGGGACCAAGGAAGCAAGGGATAGCCTATGCCGCGCTTGGGAAAGTTGTCGCTGAATTTTTACCACAGAGAACTCGCAGGCAGGGCCTGTCGACGCGTACAAAAGTCGGACAATGTGCGCGTGTTGATCCGCCAGATGTTGCGCCTGATGCAACAACACGACGGCACCGGACTGTCTGCCCCGCAGGTAGGCGTCTTTCTGCAACTGGCGGTGGTGAAGTTGCCCCCGTCGAACGAAATTCAGGTGTTGATTAATCCAGAGATTGTGAACTGGGCAGGAAAGGATTTTCTGGCGACGGAAAGCTGCCTGAGTTTGCCGCCGACCGAGCGGGCCAAGGCCAGAATATGGCGTAGCGAGATTGTGCATGTGCGCAATGGCACCCTCGAAGAGCCTGACGCTGAAAATCTCACCATTTATCGGGGCGCGGCCGCACGGATTGTGCAACATGAAATCGATCATCTTGACGGCGTATTCTTCATCGACCGCTGCCAGCCTGTGGGCAAGGCGCACGTCTTGCGGGCGTACGAAAGCTTTTTGCTGGGGCAGGGAGAGCTGGTGCATGGCTGATTTCAATGTGGCGATCAAGGTGGTGCTGGCGCATGAGGGGGGCGTGGGAACCCTGAAGGGTGACCCTGGCGGCAAGACCAAGTTCGGATGGTCAGCGGCCACGTGCAAGCTTCTTAAGATTGCCCAGCCAAAGACGGCCGAGGAAGCGACCGCGCTTTATCTGAAGTATTTTTGGAATCCGCTCTACAGCCAGATCGTGAACCAGGACGTGGCCACCAAGCTGCTTGACGATGGGGTAAACCAGGGCACAGAGACCGGTATTGAGCATTTGCAGGCCGCGCTGATCCATGCGGGCCACACTGTGGAGGTGGATGGCCTTTTTGGACCGGGCACGCTGGCGGCTGTGAATCAAGCGATCAGCACGCTGGTGCTGGAATGGATGCGGCTGATCCAGTACCAGAGTTATGATCGATGGATCAAAGCGGATGCGGTGCGGGAAGCGCAGCGAGAAGGGTTGGCGCGCCGTGCGGCATGGCCCAACCAAAACGACGTGATCGCCAAGCAATTGATGGCCGGCACGTATCAACCGACGATTTGAGCTGGTTTTCCGCGAACCCTAAGCGGCCGGAAAAAGGCGGGAGGTTCGCGCAAGGCGTAAGAAAATGATTTTGAAGGAGATAATGAGGGCATTGTATCGAGCATCCCAACTAGAAGAGCGCAGATTTGCGAGGTTCGCGAAAAACGTCCTTGATCTTCTTCAATCGCAAAGCGTTATAATGAGCGCAGCCGCAATGTAGTTTCAGTGCATCGAACAGATGCAACTTCTGGTCTTCTTGTTTCTTCCGAAGGTGGCGAGTCACAATGTAGTTTCAGTGCATCGAACAGATGCAACTGGAGGTCGAGCTTGTCCTGCATGGTGATGTTTAGGTCGCAATGTAGTTTCAGTGCATCGAACAGATGCAACATCCATCACCTGGTAAAAGAGTCCCGCAATTTCGTGTCGCAAGGTAGTTAAAGTGCATCGAACAGATGCAACGCGTATCGCACCTTGTATTGCTCAACTGCTCGATCATGCCGCAAGATAGTTTCAGTGCATTGAACAGATGCAACCTTGATGACCTGCTAACACTTTCCAAGGGCTCACCAAGCCGCAATGTAGTTTCAGTGCATCGAACAGATGCAACTTGCATCAAGAGTACACGCTTTGGGAGTACATGCGTCGCAAGGCAGTTTCAGTGCATCGAACAGATGCAACGGTTGTGGACGCTAGTGTCTGGACAAATTATAGGGTCGCAAGATAGTTTAAGTGCATCGAACAGATGCAACACTCGCGGTCATGTCTCTCTTGGCTGAAGTCGAACGTCGCAAGATAGTTTTAGTGCATCGAGCAGATGCAACTATTACGGTCCCGGTGGACAGGTTTTCCAGGTTTCGTCGCAAGGTAGTTTCAGTGCATCGAGCAGATGCAACATGGTATCGGAATCATTTCTCGATTTTTTCTGCTGTCGCAATGTAGTTTCAGTGCATCGAACAGATGCAACGGTCGTAGTGTGTGAGTTCAAAAGCATAAACAGTCGTCGCAAGGTAGTTAAAGTGCATCGAACAGATGCAACATTCATAGCAGCAGCAAGACGGCTTCCGTAGCCGTGTCGCAATGTAGTTTGAGTGCATCGAGCAGATGCAACGTTGGTACTGGAGAAAGCGTATCAGGGAGTGGAAGTCGCAAGGTAGTTAAAGTGCATCGAGCAGATGCAACTGGGAAAATGATCCTGCAAAGGCTTATTAGTGGGATAGCAAAGCAGTCAAAGTGCATCGCATAGATGCAACAGGCTTATTGCTTCTTGATTCAACTCCGTGTCGCAAAATAGTCTCAGTGCATCGCATAGATGCAACTACTGGAAAAATGGAAATGTGCCAAAAGATAGCAAGCATCAAAGCAGTTTGAGTGCATCGCGTAGATGCAACGAGGTCACGTTACCCGAAGTCGAGCAGTTGATCGAGTCGCAATGTAGTTTGAGTGCATCGAACAGATGCAACTTACAAGGACCCACCAGCGTAGTAATGCAGTTGAAGTGCACTGGATAAGTGCAACGCGAAATCCGTAGCGACAGCGCTACCTCATCGGTAGCAATGCAGTTGAAGTGCATCGCATAGATGCAACTCTTGATATAGCTCAACTACCTTTTTGCTTTCAAATACCCTAATTCCGATGAAAACGCGTAATTCACGCGCAAGCGCTGTGAAATTTCTCACGAGCAAGGATCTTTGCCACCGTCCCGGCCTTCCAGGTGCCCCCCATGCGCGTGGGAATGGCGGTGGCGTTCAAGGCGCCGGCAATGGCCCGGGTCGTCTCTCCTTGGGCCTTTAACGCACGAATCTGTGCGAGGACTATGGCTTCTCCAGGTTTTTCTCCAAAGGCGTGCCGGCCGTCTCCACGTTCTCCTCTAGCCTTCTTGCGCTGGCGCGCACCGCGTAGCTTAAGTACGATTACGCAGCGATCAAACTCGGCGACGGCCGCTAGAATCTGACGAATTAGTTTAGCCGTGGGGTTGGAATCGTCTCCCTCGGTTAGATCGATACCGCCAGACGCAGAAATGACGCGAACTCCAATCTTTTGAAACTCGCGTACAACAACTTCTGCCACGATCATGTCGCGGGCCAATCTGTCGCTGGACTCAACCAAAACAAGCTTGATTCCCTTTTCACGGATGAATTGTATGCAGGCTGAAAGACCGGCACGTCCTTCCAACTCCATCTTGCCTGTTACGCCTTCATCCCGGAATTCATCGACAATTGCAATTTCATTGGCGGCGGCATATTTAACGATAACTGCGCGCTGACGTTCCCACGTATCGCCGAGAACTTGGCTTTCGCCAGAACACCGCATATATGAAACAGCTTCCATTTTTCTCCTATCGATGATTGCGCAAGATACGATCAATGCCTGATCCCCACCAGCATTTTCCACGGGGTGACATAATTTTCATAGAATTCAGCACGTCTGCAATATCTCTGGTAGTTTTGCCCAAAGAGTGCAGCGATAAGATTTTCTGCAAAATGTCAGCATGTTCAGGCTTGTCAATGAAAAATGAACGGGGGCGTTGATTGTTTGCCTGCTCTTTCCATGTAGCCCATCGGCAATTTGTCGGTTCATAATCGCCGTCTTTATCCGGAAAGCGGTCAAGTGTCATTCCCGGTTTTGGCTTACCCATATCCGCCAGGAAGTTTTCAAACTTTTCCCATCGTTTGCAGACTTTGATTCCACGTCCGCCGTAGTACGAAAAGCATTTGCATTTTGGTGAAGAACAACGCCGTTTCATCCCACACCATATCGTATAGACAGCAGTCCTTTTTCCTAACCGTGTGCGAGCGCAGCCATGCGTAAGAGCAGATTCTGGAGAATAGAACTTGATGTGATTTTGAATTTCTTTTCTGCGGCAACCACAGGAAACAACGCCGCCCCTCGTAAGATTGCTTTGGCGAACTTGAGTCGTATTTCCGCAGACGCAAAGGCAGTTCCAAACCGATGACTTTCCGGCTTGATGCGAGTATCCCGTTACAGTAAGCCGACCAAAGACTTTGCCTGTCAGATCCTTGCGAAAGTGTACTTTTTCCGTCATTTGACCTCCCATTGTGCCATCATTTTGCTCAGTCGTCGGGGAACCTTTCTTTGTCGGCAAGCCACGTTTGCATGTCGACGGGTTTGGTAGGGCCATCGGGGCCGGGCAGATCGATGTGGTATTCAAAGTTTGGATTAATGCGCGCGGCTTCCAGGTAAAACCGTTCGCGTGAGCTTTTGCAGACTTTCAGCATCTTTCCAAAGTCGTCGCTGTCGAGTTGCCGCAAGATGATCTGCATGTTCATTCCGGGTTCCTCACTCTCTTGGGTTTGGGCAGCGCAATGGCTGCAGCGGGTTTCTTGGCGCGCTTCTTGCGGCACAGTGCGCAGGTGCAGCCAGGTGCATGAGCGGCAGGCACAATCTTTCGCTCTTTTGGCTTGAGCCGCGGCGAAGCCGATTTCGTGCAGTGTACGCAGACCGATTCGCCTGCCTCATCCGTGGCCCATTCCGTGCCGCCGCATACGGTGCACTGTTGGACACGCACCCAGATGGATTTCTGGCTGAGCAGTCGGCGGTCGACGCCGTTCCAGCTTGTACGATTGCACCAGTGGCAACGAGCGGGAATCGCCTCATTCTTCGAGTACCAGGGCTTGCCCTGCCCCGGGCAATCGTCGTGCTCGCATACGCATTTGTTGACGATTTTTACAACGTCTTGGATGTACTGTTGCCGCACCTTGTTACGCTCTTCAAGAGAAAGATCGATGCCCCACCACTTGATGCGCTTGCACCAGTGGCAACGGTCGGGAAGCTCTCCCCCCTTGAAGTACCAGGGTTTGCCCTTGCCAGGGCAATCCGGCCGTTCGCAAACGCATTTGCTGAAAATCTTTTCGACTTTTTCAACGCTCATTGAGTCTCGCTTTCGTTAATCGATCATGATGCCAAGACGCATAAGGTCCACGGCGGTTACCGTTTTGATCTTGTCGGCAGGAATATGGGAGATAATCCTTGTCGCCTCTGTCAGATCAGAAAGACGGCTGTAGTTGCGATTGCCAAGCAGTGCCTTTTCGGCCACATCGCGATGTGCATCTGTGGGCCACTTGACTTCAGTCAAATTGAGCATGTCAGGAAACAAATACATTCTTTCGCCTCGGTTCTTTGAATTGCCGGAGTATTCAAAAAAACTTGGTCCCCTATCAAATAGGGCCTATCCAATACTTTGCGCCTGTCGTATCAATGCGTCAACTTGTATTCGCACCGCCGAGCGATTTGCTAGAGTCCGGAATCCGGACTGCGCGCCTGCAACGTAACAGCGGCGGTGATGGCGTTCAGGATCATGAGAATTGCCAGCCCGGCCAAACTCAGCCAGAGGATGCTGCAGAACGTCATGGTGCCTTCAAGCAGCACGACAAAGCCGAGTGCCTTGAGCTGGTAATGAAAGGCCTCGACGGCCCAGGTGTAGACGCTGATCGCGGAGTAAGCAAGCGCCCCGGCCACGAGAAACCAGAGCTGCGGGTGGTGACCCACTTCAAAGTGAATTTCCATGTAGCTGGCCAGGGGCACGAATGCCCCTAGACCAAAGCCCAGCAAAGCGCGGGCACGTTGGCCCAGCGCAAAGTAAACGTGTGGTGGCGCTGGTGGTGGAGTGGGCTGGGGTTCTTCGACTTCCACGGCAGGCGGCGGGGGTTCTACGGCAACGTGCGCGGCTTGGCGCTGTTCGCGCCGTGCTTTGTTCCGTGCAAGTCGCCGCTCTTCGCGCTCTTCATCTGTGAGGGCTGGTCGGCCTCTGTGGCGTTCTGGTTCCGGTGCGCTGATCGGCGTGGGAGGAGTAGGAACGGTAGCCAAAAGAGGCATAAGGCAAAAGCCTTTCTGGGGCTGAGCCCCCGTTAAAATGCGTTTCTGTCGTTGAAAAAGTGTCCCCTATCAAAACGTGCTATGAGGGTTGCTTGAAGTCCGGGACTGGTTCAGCGTCGATTTCGTCGATGATGGTTTGAAAGCGTGCCTGTCCATGACCGGCAAGGAGACTCTTTATTTCAGATTGCGCCTGTTGGTGGTAATCCGCCGTCTGTTCGACTGCGCGGTTTGGAAAACCGGCGCGTGGTCTTCCCGCTCCTTTGAATTTGCCGAGAGTACCGGCTCCGCCGATGTTGTGACCCTTGTAAATGATCCGGTAGCCTTGTGCGTCGGCTTCAATGGAAAAGTCTTTTTCCTTCAGCGCCGGAAGCGGGAGCAGAATCGGTGCGGTAATTGGCGAGGCAGTCGCGAACCTGCGAGCGCGCCAGGACGGCCCTTCCTGATAGAGTTCCCAGCCATCGGGACACGCGGCCTCGCACTCTTCGCGGGTTGGACTGGGAGAAACGGCGCTGTGAGGATGCTCGACATCGGCGGCCACAAAAGACAGGTTACCGTCTCCAGGCGCGTATGAGTGAATGACGGCGATGCGGTCTCCGTCTTCGTTGCGTCGGGATACTTCAGGCTTGCTCATGGTGTTGGCTCCTTGGGGTGTTAGAGAGTAGCGCGAATGTTCAGAGATTCAGCGACATTGCCCAGTTTGCGATCAAGAGTCCAAAGCAGAGTTCCCGGAATTGCCAAACAAGATGCAATTAAATGCGCATCCGTTAAGCCGATTCCCTTTGAAGCAAATCCCCGTGCCTCGATCATGTACCGAATGTCCTCCAATTGCACGGGAGGAATAGAAATTAGCTGGTCAAGATACGCCAGTGTCTTTTTGCGTTCTGGCAATGTGCCGAGTGCTAGCTCCGCAATCAAAAAAGGGTGCGTGCAGAGTTGATCATTGGCAATCAATGTGTGCAGCTCTGCACTGTAAGCGCCAGTTCGAAACATGGCTATCCAGATTGAAGTGTCTGCGAGAATCACTGTTCAGCTACTCGCAATCTCCGCACGTCCTCAATGTCCGGGGCGGTTCCGGCCAAAGCCAAAAGTCTACGACCGGCTTCTCTCGCAATCAGTGACTTTAATGCGGCGCGAATCAATGCTGCCCTTTCTGTCAAGCCGCTGTACTCTTCTGCTGTTCGTAACAGATTGTCGTCAAGGGATACGGTTGCTCTCATGCCTTGTTTCCTCCGTGAACCAACTATAGCACCCATTTGAGCATAAATTTGGTTATACGTTTGGGCTAGGGCTGGGTCCTAGTTAAAAACGCGTCTATGCGTGAAAAAAGTGTCCCCTATCAAAATGGGGTGTTAATCCTGTTCAGAGAGGCGCGGGTCGCCTGCGCCGCCGCTGAGCGTTGCATTGTAATAGGCTTGGCATTCCATCGGCTCGATACCAGCCGCCTCGCACCGTTTGAGGTATGGCCAGAAGATTCTTTCCAGCCAGGAGTGAGCGGGCCAGAACCCGGAGCCGGTGGACATCAAAACCGGCTGCCGAGTTCCCTTGCGGTGGGTGCGTTGCCATTTCATCGCCTGCGCGTAGCCCATGAGTCTCCTATCGCTCAACGACTAAAAGCCGCGTGCTGACGCCTGTACCGCTGGCCTTGAAAGATCCTTCGGGCAGGTTTTCCCACGTGGCGCTTACCTCATCCAGCCACGCGCGAAAATCGGTGCTCTTGCGGTCTGAGCGGAATTCAAAACTTGGACTCAAGACAGAGACCAGGATACCGCGCGGGGCGAGCAGATTGTAGGCGCGGCGGATGTGGTCGAGGTCTTGCTGCCGCTCAAAAGGCGGGTTCATAACAATGCGGTCATACTGGCCCAGCTCGGAGCGTGAAAGCTGCATCAGGTCCTCGCCTACCAGCTTGTAGCCCTTCAGCTCCAGCAGCTCGCGGAGCTTGAAAACCGGCTCGATCACTTCCAAAATGACGCCAGGGACCGCCGCGCTCACGCCATCGGCAATGTCTCCGCTACCGGCTTCCGGCTCTAATACCCTCATGCCGGGCTGAATGTGCGCACGGCGCAGCATGATTTCAATCACGGGTTTCTGCGTGGGGAAATAGCCAGGGTAGCTACTGAGCTTGATTTCGGCCGCGAGCGCGTCAATCTTGCGCAGCCGTTCGCGTTCGGTGCGCTCGGCGGAATTGCCCTCGATCATGCCTTGCAGGAGCCGCGCCGCTGGCGAAGTCTCGGCGTAGTCGTCCGATTCCATCACGGAATAATAGCCGCCCCTGCCGCAATCGATTCCCTTATGCACCATGTGTTCAATTTCAGCTTTCTTGGTAAGCGCGGCCAGCTCGGGCGGAACCGTTCCGGCTTCGAGCGCATCGGCCAGGGCGCGCAGTGCCCGCTGTGTGCGCTCCAGGTTGCGGCAATCGTGCATCCGGCCCTGATATTCCCGTTGACGCTTCGGCGTCGGGTTCTGCGTCATCGGTCGGCCTGCGTGCTCGATCTTCGGCTGCAGGGCATCGGCCCAGGTGCGGAAACGGATAACGAGTTTGCTGGTGGGGGTGGTGGCGGTGCGGACGGCGGGCATGGTCATGGTTGCCATGGTGTTTTCTTCCATTCTTGGGGCTGAGCCCCTGCTAAAAAATCGTGATTGTCATGAAAAAAGTGTCCCCTATCAAATGGGGTGCGCTAGCTGTCTTCGTCGTCGTCGCTGTCTTCGTCCTCTTCTTCGTAGGCGTCGGGCGTAATGCCGGCGTCGAGTGAAAATGCGTCGACTGCATCCTTCCAGGCGTCGTCCGGGTTGTCGCCTTTGCCTTTCAGAGTCACAGAAAAAACATAGGTTTTCGTTTTCATTGTGTTACCTCATGCCTCCGGAAATTCCGGATAGTTGGAAAAAGTTGGTCGCCTATCAAAAGGGCAAGTTTACGCGTTCAGATCCACACAAAGCGCGTCAATGTCATCGGTGCTAAGCGGCTCGATAGTGCTGCCGTCGGCGGCCGTGAAGTGATCCGGGAACGCATCATAGATGTGCTTTGCGGCGTAGCCGTCATAGGTGCGCTGGAAGAGGCGCAAGGCAGCTAGAACGGTTGCCAGGTTGCTTGGATCTTCGAGCGGATTGGACGCGGGCGCGTGCTTGACCATTTTCCACCCGCCCACAGTGTTCCCGTTTACGTCGCGGATAGGCGCATTGTCGCCGACTTCGGGCAGCTCGTCGGAGCGCCACTCCTTGAGATACTTGGCCACGTCCTTTACGGCCGCGCGAATGTCGTCAGCCGTCTGCATGGCGTCATTGCCTAATTCGATTTTCAATTGAAATTCCATGGTGCCCCTCGATTCTGCCGGGAAAAAACCCGACTGTTACGCGTGAATTGGTCGCCTATCAAACAGGTGCTTAGTCTTCGTCTGGCAGCATGACGGTAATCACAGGCTCGGCATTGTCGCCGGGACCGCAAACGGCCTTGAGTTGCACGGTTTCCTGTTTGGTGCGCGCGGTGCGCTTGCCGTCGACGTATACCCAATTCCACACGCACACGGAAAAGAAAAGCGTGCTCTCGTTTCCGCCGTTCTTTATGGCAAATTTGAGCATGGTCAGCACGTCCCATAGTCGCCCGCTTAGGTCTTGGGCAGGGGGTAGGGGCTCGCCAAGCTCTTGCACTGTGCGAGCAAAAGAGGTCTGCGTCATGGCGAGAGGAAATTTGATACCGGCCTCTTTGAGAATGTTCAGGCCACGGCGAAAGGTGAAAGACGGGTCCGACAGATCCACCAAAACGCCGTCGTCAATCGCCTGCGCGCGCGTGTAGCTGTAAATGACCTTGCCAAAAAACTCATCCTGTTCAGGCATACTCTGTTTCTCCTTGCGGCTGTGCCGCCGTTAAAAATCTGTTGCCTATCAAAGTCCGGAATCTGGACTCTGTTAGATTACGCTTTTTCGCTTTCTTCAAACTGCTTTTTCAGGTCGTCCAAGTTACTTTCCAATCGCTCAAGCCGATAAAGAATTTCCCGCGTGGCGTGGTTCCTCTGTATGTCCGCCCGAAACGACCAGAAAGCGGTGATGGTCAAAACTACACAAAAAATGTCGATGATCATTTGTGCGTTCACTGGCTTCTTACCTCCCGATTTTCTTTTCCAGCTCTTCAAAGCGTTCAGCGTTACGGCGCTCTACCCTGTCGATGCGGTCTTCAATTCGCAAGAATGCAAGGGCGATGAGAAACCAACCAATGCAAAAAACCGTAGTTAAAACCATCGCCGTTCCTTGCCCGCGTACAGGCCCACGGGCGGGCACGGTGCTAGTGCTGAAGGAAATGCCGGACTAGAGCATAGCCCAATGCGTACAGCGCAAGAGAGATGGGCAAGGCAAAGCGCACGGCGCGATTAAATCGCATTCTGCTTTTTCCTCTTTTCCGCGTAGAAAGCGAGTGCCTCGGCTTTCAGCGCATCGATAGCTGCAGGCGTGAAAACGCTGGAGTGTTGCGTGTTCAAATTCTTTTGAGTGGCACGGGCAAGGGTGCGCAAAAGAACCTTGCGAAAATCGCCAAACACTTCGAACGTGAGCATTCCATCTTTCACAAAATGGATGTGAGCGGCGGAAACAAGGCGGCCGTCGTCATACTTTTCGGTGCTGATTTCCATCTGTGCCGCGCATTCTGCGATGTCAAGTTCCGGGATTGAAATAATCTGTTTCGGTTCCTGTGCCACGGTGAAAGCTCCATTCTTGGCGCTGTGCGCCTGTTAAAGGTGAAAAGTTTGGACGCCTATCAAAAAAGTGTCCGCTATCAAATGCGAGTCCGGATTCCGGACTATGCGCCTAGTCTTCGCTCCCCCGCGTCACCTGTTCGAAGTCGAATCCATCCGGACAGCTCGGACCGCTCGCATCGCAGACAGACCACTGCGCGCCGCTCGGGTGGTGTTCAATCCACCATTGGCCATGCTCGAAAAAGGTTGAAAGGTTGCGCCGCTTGAGTGCCTTATGGGCCGCTTTGAGAATGCGTACGTCCATGGCTGGCGTGTTGGTTTCAGTGTTCAGCATTCGCGTAAAGGATGATAGACAATTAAATCCCTGTCCTATTCCGGTGCCGGTACTGCGATAGGCTGCAGGCCAATTGCGGACAGACTTTACTAGATACGTCGCACAGTCAATTTCTGTTTTTCCGGTAAAGACGGGTTGACCGTCCAAAGACACAATATGTTTGCCGGGAATGCTGCACACTTGAATTAGTTTTGGTGATAGTTGCTGGATCTTTGCGAGTGTCATCGGTAGTCTCTCGTTTCCTTGCCCGCGTATCATGCCCACGGGCAGGCGAAAGGTTAGTGGTAAGTGGCGGGCGCATCGGGCAAAGCATGCCCTGCCAGCTCTTCGAACTTTGCAATGGTCATGCAGCCGGTAAAACTCTCACGTTGCGCATAAATTGCGCGTGGAATTAGTTTACCTTTTTCGCCGGTGGCGCTGCTAAAAATGGCGTGAACCATATCATTTCCAGCGTTCAGGCCAGCGGAAAGGACAAACTCGCCTGCCGCGATTGCCGCCGCGCGCTCCGCCAGTTCAGCGGCAAATTGCAGATGCCTTTTTTCGCATCCTTGCGCACGGTGAGCGGCTCGCCCGAAGTGTTCCGCGTGCGCCTTGTGGCAAGCGGGGCAGGCCGCGACGGGTTGGCACCATTCAAACGGGCAACGATACTTTCTCGCGCCCTCTGCGCCGCAATAGTCGCACAACAAACGACCGCTTTGACTGTAGCAGTAACCCATCTAGAGCCCCTTTCCGGCCAGAATTGCCGTGCGTGCGCGTTTCTTGAATCCTGCTGTGAACCATTCCGGATTATCCCAGCCAATTTGCCCTGTGCCGTAGTCGATTGGATAATCGGTGCGATAGCCGTCTTTTGTAGCAGCAACATACTCCCGTTTGCCGTTGATTGTTGCCGTTACCAGTGCCTCACCATTCGCCGCAACGTATACGGTGCGCTCATCTTCAAAAGTCGTGTACATAGCCGTTACTCTCCGATCAAACGAAAGATGCGAAAATCGGCCTTCTGATAAACGCTGTTATGTGCGCGCACGTCATTTTCGCTGAAAAACCAAACGAGCGCCGCGCGCTTTTCTCCCGAGTCATACATCCGGGAAAGCTGAACGGGCTCGCCGAGACTGCCGCTATAGGAAATAGCGCCGCCAAGGTAAAAACCCTGATTCTCTTCCGCTGTGTACATGGTGGGTTGGATTGTGTCCTTCGAGCAAAGCGCAATGCGGAATTGTCCCTTGGGAGTGTCCAGCCAATCGCCAACGCGCGGCCCTTGAATCGCGTCATAGTCGCGCATGCGCTCGGCGAGAATAATCGCGTTTTTGATGCTGGCAGAGACGGCAGAGTTAAACCATGGCTCGACCTGAAAGCGGTTTAACTCCATGCTTCTATCAAAGTAGATAGGGCTCGGAATCGGGCGCATAGGCTCGGGGTCGCCCCAGTCGGCAAGGCCATATTTTTTGACTTTCAGCGCGTAATCGGCCATATAATCGGCGCGCATGCGGTACAGCTCGCCCACGAATAGCGAATACGTTCCCATGCTCCATCTGTACGGGAAAGGCTCGCTCAAACCGTGAACTGCGCGAATCACAGCGCCACCTTGACGGCTCAAAATGTTGCGCTCGAATGCCGTCGCGTCGCCGTTATGATTAAACGTGGTGCGCATGTAATCGAGCGTATGCTGTGGGGCGGAGTAGGTTTCAATCTGCCTCACTGTGTCGTGACCAAAAACGTCGTAACACACTTGATCCTGATAACTCACATGGAATTGAATCCTGAACATAGGGGCGCATCCTTTGAATGTTGTGGCTGTACGGTGAAGAAAATGGGCAGACATTGCGCCTGCCCTGTACGTGCGAGCTAGGCAGCTACGGCCGCGCCTTTCAGCTCTGCCATGCGTTCCGCCAGTTGCCACAAAGCTCTGTTCAGGCGTACATCTTGATCGATGCCGCGAACCTCGCGCGTCGTAACGCGGCGCATGGTGCGGCGGCCGGTCTGCGGGTCTGTGCCGTGCTGCATGCCATGCAGGCCGCCGCGCACAACGTTTTCCTGTACGACGTTCAGAGTGTGCCAGAGGTCCGGTTTCGGCGCGGTAGGGGTGCGCCAGTTGATCAGGCCGGTAGCATCTGCCTCACGACGCGGGCGAAGAAGTTGCTCGGCGGTAATCGGCGATGTAATTTTGCCCTCTACATCGGCAAAGCGAAGCTGGCGCGCCGCATCGGCGAATGCGCCTTGCTCGCCTGCCGTGAGTTGCAACTGATTCCACTCATCGGCGCGTGCGAGCGCTTTTTCGCTCTGGCCGACAATCTGAAAAGATCCTTCAATCACATCGCGAACAATGTCGCCCTTATGCTGGATGGAGAGCATTTCAACCGTGGAATCTGAAACCATAAGGCCATTCGAGCAAACGAGACGGAAAAGACCGGCGCTCAATTTATACGCGCTCGTGCCGTCGTGGCTGTTCACAAGCACGACTTCGGGAACGGAATCGCCGACTTTCTGAATTGCGGAGAAAGAATCGGGGTGACGGAAGCGAATCATATGCTTTGTGTATTCGGCCTTGCCCGCGACACGCGAGCGGCCTTGCGTAGCCTTGAAGGGCTGGAAACCTTCGTGCATAAGGCCGTCGATAACGTCCGAAGTGGGGATATAGGTATATCGCGCAGAGCGGGATTCGTGCGCGGACGTGGCGAACGCGCTAGGCGCGTAATGGCGCAATTCATCCATGGAAAGCGGATTCTGCAGGCGAAGAGCTACGCTAGGATTGATTGCCGCGCCGATAGAAAAATTGTGTGCAAAAGTGTTCATTCTGCCCCCCTTGAGGCTCGGAACTAAGTTCCCGTTTCGCGCTTAAAGTCTCTGACTTGCGCTCGTTCAGCACGTGGACCGATTACCACGTAGACGGGAAAAACTCCCGCGTTAGAACGTCGCCGTATGAATCACGTCTGAGCCGTCTTCGCGCTCGCAAAGATTCACAGAGATTAAATACTGCTTTCTGGCAGGTACTTGCAATTGCGCGGCCACAAGCTTCTGTGCTGCAAGCATCGATTCGGCGTAGACTTCCACGCGCTTTCCCTGATAAAAACAAACGTAACCGCATAAACCTTTTTCCATGCTCATTGTGTGTTCCTCTCTCTCCTGAACTGATATAACCCTATCATGATAGTTACGGCATTGCAACTATAAATCGTAATGCCGTAACAGATTGTTATTTATAGATTGCACCGATAGTGCCGTTACCGCCTGCCTGTGCAATGGCATTGCCTACGCGCAGGCCGTCTTCTTTGCCGCGCTCGTGCGCCAGAACATAAAGCGCGTCTGAGCCGTCCAAGTCGTAAACCGCGCGCACAGAGTACCCTTCGCGATTGATAAAAATGCCGATGTGATTGCAAAGGACATTTTCCTTGTCCGCGACTTTCGTCAATTGAGTAAAGTTTTCCTCATTCCGCACCTTGGCGATAATGGCCTCATCGGACATACCGGCAGCCGTGCCGTAATCGGTGCAGGAATAAACGCATCCATGCGCCAAAAGATATTCGTTGTACGTCTGTCCTCTATCTTGCCGGTAAACGCGAAAATCAAATGCACTCCACCATTCGGCGGGCATGGTATCGCAATTCGTTTCCGGAACCTGTCCAGCGCCATTACAGCTCGTGCAGGTTTCCGTTAGCGTATGGCTGTAAACCTTGCGCATGCCGTTACACTTGCGGCAGCCGTTTTCACCGCCACGTGGGCCGCGTCCGGTTCCTTCGCAGTTGGGGCAGATTACCAGCGCTGCAGCGGTTCCCGTTCCGTGGCACCACGTGCAAGGCGTCATTTCCAGCGTAACTTTTTTCCCGTCGCGTTTCATGATCGTTTCGCTTTCTTGGGGCTGTGCCCCTGCTAGTAATGCGTGAAAGTCTTATTTCTTGATTCTCCAGTATGCGCAAGCATTCGGCGAGTTTTCGCGTAAGGCGTGATCGAATTCAATCAAGTTGTTTTTGCGCAGATACTCAAAAGCGGCGTTCGAAAGAACGTAGGTGTTAAAGCCGAATGCCTGCATGATGCGCGGCGGGAAATTGTGCATTCCATCCGCGCATAGAATCACGACACTGTTATCTTTTTCGATAACAGCTAAAGATTGTTTAATGTTCAGTTTGCTATACATGGGCAATCCTTTTTCTAGAGCGCTGTGTGGTAATCGGCACGATGCGCAATGTAGCTTTCCGCCGTCTCTTCCGGCACGGCATGCGCGATGAAAAACAGCCCCAGCTCATAGTCTGTTGAGCGCGTATCGTTCGCCAAGATGGACTCCATCCACTTCACGCGGGCAGGATCTACCGGCGCGGGCGCGTCAACCGGCAAACGAAACGACAAAAGCCACGACGGCCCAAACGCGTTTCGTAGTTGCTGCAAAAGCGGCGCGCCGTCGAAACCCTGATAGTCTCCGCTCGCCCATGCCGCGCGCAATGCCGCTTTCCACGTGCGCCCGTGCTGCTTTGCCCATGCCTGTACCGCTGCAAGTTGCTCTGCCGTTTCGTATGCCATTGCCTTGTGTCCTTGAGGCTTTGCCTCTGTTAGTCGTGCGTGATAGTTTGCGCCGTGTGCGTTATGCAGCTAGGCGTAAACGTCTGAGCAAACGTCAATCCCGTGCGCGTCACGCTGTGCCTTGACGAAAGCCTTGGCGCTCTTTGCCGTCGAAAACTTGCACTCGCCCGCACGTTGCACAAAGGTGGTAGGCGCGGCAATCGGTGTTTTTTTTCCGTCCATGCTCATTACAACTAGATGCCCCACTTCCGTCTCCACGTCCCGATTCAACCGTACAAAATACTTTGCCATTGCGCTTTTCCTTTTCTGTTATCTTGCGTGATAGTTTGCGCTGTGTGCGAGCGGGCGCGTTGATTACAGCAGCCGCGTTACAAGCTTCGAGCGGTACGGGACAATCCCAACCATGCCCCAAACTGCCGTATACTCGCCGTCTCCCGACAACACAAAGAACGCATCATAGTTTTTCGCGTCCGGTACAGATTCCTTGATCGGCGCTGTATCTTGGCTGTCAGACACAAAGCTGTACTCCGGCCCAAACTGCGCAACGATTTTTACCTTGCGCTCTTCCGTGTTTGCGCTCTGTTCCTTCCGTTCAAGAATGACGACCGGAAACCGTTTAGTGTCGCGCAGTTTGGTTTTCATGTACTCGACCCATTCCGCCGCAAGCGGTCCCGAAGCATTGCAGGACGTTGCGTCTAACCAAACATACGCGAACGCCTTAAACAAACATTCCTTGTCACAGCCGCAACCCGCGCCATTCTCCAGCCGATAGTTAAAATCGGAAGCAAACGCCTCAACACGGCACGGAAACGCATAGGCGACAATGCGCCCTTTGCTGTTAATCAACGTCAGTTTGGTATCAGGTTCAGGTGTAAGCATTGTGTCTCTCTCCCGTGTGCCTTGTAGATTCTTGCTCGCGTACCATGCCCACGAGCGGGCGCATTGGTTAAAGGTTTCCGCGAGTAACGCCGCTCACAATGCGGATAGCGTCATACAACGCCTGATCACGCGACGTGCGGTTGGTGAGGATGCGAACCTCTTTCTTCAGGTATTCCAAGATTCGTACGTTCTGCATGATTCCCTGTGCCGTCATTGTGTGTCGTCTCCCGTGCTGTTATTACTATGCCCGAAACGTAACAGCATTGCAAGTATAAATCGTTGTGCTGTGACGATTCGTTTCGATTTAGTTGGCGTACGTATACCAGCGTGGTGCAAGCATAAGAGCCGCAAGCCTAACGCCTATGCGGGTTTGGTGCGATACTCTGCGCTACCGGCAAAGCGGCAAAATGCCGGTTCTCTGTGTGCGGCGGTACAGGGCAACAGGCGCAAAAGGCGCAATACATGATGGGAGGAACAAAGCCTTTGCTCGCCTATCCAAGATTCATGGGCCCCTATCAAAACGCGTAAACAGGCGCAATGCAAGCGCTGTGCGGCCTGCCACGGGTGCGCGCATAGGCTGGCGCGGCAATGGCGCTACAGAGCGCACCTAGCGCCTCTAGCAGTGCTCTAGAGCCGTCTGTAGGCCAGTTTCAGGGGTGTGTGGCTGTCCGGGGTGGTAGTCTGTCGCCAATTCTACAGATTTAGCGTCGACGGACTGCCGGCAGATCTACGCAATGCGGCCGGCAGCGGCAGATTCCAGTCAATTGTCGCGTCTATGTTCGCGCGCGTTTCCTATGTTGTCCGGGAGGGGGGGCTGGCCCGACGTCTATGACGCCTTAGCACTTACCCCAAAAAAATCCAAAATTCCAAAGCTCGAAGCGCAAACAAAGCGCAAAGAAAAATCTATGGAAAATTTAGGTAGCGTAGTGGATAGAGCGCAACGGAAGCGCAAAGTTGATATGCTTGAGCGTTGCGTATGTGGCAGGATAGGAGTTGTCAGTTTATGCGCTGCGGTGTTAGGAGGGGTGGGGAAGTGGGAATACGTTTTAGGTTTCATCGTGGTGGTTTGGCAGAGTCGATGGAGACGGTTCGGACGTTTGCGAGTGTGGATGATGTGAAGCGGCATATTGCACAGGATCTTGCTCATTTCATCGATGTTGCTCCTGATGCGATACATGCAAGGCGGTACAGCAAGGATGGTGATCCGCGCATTGGGTGGCAGGACCTTTTCATTATTACGATAGACGGGTATGGGGCTATTGGTTTTGCAGATTCATGGGATGAGTAACGCGGTGCTGCACGATATAAGCTGCCAGCTTACGAACTGCGGTGTGCATTGTTTATGGCATGCTGAGTCGGCTCGACTCAAATGGTGGTAGTGCTGAGTAGATTCTACTCAGGCTGGTGAGTAGAATCTACTCATGGGCAAAACTAAGATGGAGGCATATCGATGCGACGTGTGTGGGTATCTTTGGCCGGTAGACGTTCGTAAACCGATACCCGCGCAATGCCGTAATCCCGAGTGTCGCACGCGGAAGTGGAACAGCGGGACTGTAGCTCAGCCGGTAGAGCAACCGACTCATAATCGGCCTGTCGCGGATTCGAGTCCTGCTGGCCTTGCCAGATGCCCACACGACAAGGGGCACAAGGGTTTCCAGCGGCCTGACGGGTTCTGGTGTTATGACTGCCGCAAGCTGTACTAAGGCGCTTTACATTGTGCGCACGATGCTGTACGCTCATTGTGTATACATTCAGGAGGTGGGTCATGGGTTCTGTCGTTGCTGAATTGCGGGCTACGAACATCAATTTGCGTGCCAATCTGCGGCAAAAGACATTAATTGATAGTGCAGCAGAAGTGCTGGGAAGGAACCGCACGGATTTCATGCTGGATGCGGCGTGCAGGGAAGCGGAAGCGATTTTGCTTGATCGCTGCTACTTCCGTCTCGGGAAAGAAGAGTTCCAACGCTTCAATGACATGCTAGACAATCCTCCCAAGTCCAACCCAAAACTGGCAAAGCTGCTAGCGAGGAAACCATCGTGGGAGGAGTAGAGGCGTCCAAGATCCGTATTACCGCTCCAGAAAAGCTGACAGTGGAACATGATCTTACGCAATTCTGCTGTGGCGAATCATCTCTCAATCTGTGGTTGAAGACGCGGGCACTTCAAAACGAGAAGAATGGAGCATCGCGTACTAAAGTGGTGTGCTCAGAAGGTCATGTCGTTGGTTTTTATGCGCTGGCGACTGGTGCTGTGGCACATGTCGAGGCACCCACACGCATCAAGCGCAACATGCCCGATCCAGTGCCCGTGATGCTGATCGGACGACTGGCTGTGGATGAACACTTTCAGCATCGCGGGATTGGGGCGGATCTTTTGCGGGATGCGGTTTTGCGCACTTTGCAGGCTGCTGAGATTGCCGGCATTCGTGCGGTTTTGGTAAATGCAATTTCTAAGGATGCAAAACAGTTCTACGAGAAATACGGCTTCATCGCTTCGCCGATCAATCCACAAACGCTTATGATTACATTGACTGAGGCAACCAAAATTCTGGCATCGCGGAGCTAAAGAAATTTGTTGACAACGCGGGGGCTTGGCGCAAAGTATTGAGGTGTCATATGAGTGCGTCGAGCAGGCGCAACCTGAAGAATGAGCTGACAAGATGTTCTAGTGCGCTGGATAAGCGCAACAACAGCATCCCGTACCAAATCCGTATGAGTGCATCGAACAGATGCAACCTCCATTGGCATTCGTTTTTGTCTGCTGTATAGCAGACTGGTTGAAGTGCATCGAGAAGATGCAACGTACGTGAGCCTTGGATTTCGCAGTAATGCGGTTTCAGTGCACCGCATAGGCGCAACATGGATAGGTTGAGGAGCACAGTATGAGTGCATCGAGCAGATGCAACATGGATAGGTAGGGGTGTACAGTCAAAGTGCATCGGAGAGATGCAACATGTGCGACAAAGTAGGAGTGCGCTGGATAAGCGCAACAATACACTGAATAAGCGCAATAATACACAAGGGATATTTATAGACGTATGAGTGCGCCGAGAAAGCGCAACGCGTCAAGGAATAGCACAAAGTCACAAGGCAGTTTCAGTGCATCGAGTAGATGCAACACGAGAATCATCACGGCTTTTTGGCTATAAAAAGGTTGCAAGATAGTCATAGTGCGCTGGATAAGCGCAACAATCAAACAGCTTCTACAGTGCGCCGAATAGACGCAACATTAGCCATGCTCAGCTTTTTTGCCCTGAAAATTTCTGAATAGTGATAAAGAATAGCCCGCATGAACAAGACATACAGGCTATTCCTGTTCTGAAAAATTATCGAGAATGACGACCGCCAAAGTAAAAGCCAAGAACAAGCGTCACCATTGGCGGGAGAATCGTTCTTGCTTGTTCAAAGATGGTTTGAGCTTCTTTTGATCCGGGCCAACGCAATAAAACCCCGCAAGCCAGAAACATTAAAAAGACTAAAACCATCAGGATTTGCTGCGCAAAAGACAATAGCTTTTGTGGATCGAGTTCAGGACGAGGCACGTCTTCGCGTTGGCCAAGATCGACGATGATCGGTTTTTCTTTGTTCTCATTTTCCATGAAGTTTATACACCAACAATGCGGGCAATAACCTTCTCTCCGTTGATGATTCCAAGAGAGTTCCCCTTGTCTTTTTCTTCCTGGGCTACCTTCAACACAGTGAACATACGTCGAATGATCTCTGTTTTTGGAACCGACTCTTTTTGGGCAGTGTCATTGACGATTTTTACAATCTCAGCGGGAAGTGCAATTGTCATGCGTGCCATAAAATCTCCTGAATGCATATTATCACGTAAATCGCACTAAAATCGCACTACTTAAAAATAAAGGTTTTGGCCTTTATCTACACTGATGCTTTAGCGAATGCAGTTACAGTTCGCTAAGTGAGCGCAATCCTTGCGCAATGAAAAATCACAGTAGACAGAAAACCAAGACTGGCGTAGGTTATGCGCAAAGTGGGGAAGCGAAGTTATGTGTGCTTTGCGTAAGACCAATCCGACAAAAATGGCAAAGTTGCTGAAGCTTCTTTGCGACAATTTTTATGCGGAAACTCCGTTGCAGCGGTATCTGATGCGTGGCGGACGGGGACGGAAGAGTATGCAGCGATACCGCGCGGCAAAGCGCGTTCGTCGGCCGGCGCAATTTCGGCAGGATGTGTGGTAGGCACAAAATTACCGTTGACACGAAATTGGTTTCCCGCCAATTTATGGAGATGGAAGTAATGCGGGTGCTCAAGGGAGCGTAAACAATGCCAAGACCCAAGCCAACCGAAGAAGATTTGCAAGAACGAGACGCTCGCCAGAAAGAGTGGCGCAAGTTTCGTCACGATCATCTGTTTACGCAGGTCAAGCTGGCTGAAGTGCTGGGCTTGAGTCGGCGCACGGTGCAGCTGATCGAAGCAGGAAAGGTAATTCCGTTTCCTGATACGTTAAGAAAGTTTTTGGCGCTCAAGGCGAAGTACAGCAATGAAGAGGCTGCATAGGGTGGAAGAAGAAAAGAAAACTCCACGCAGCCCAACCCAGGTGCTGATCGATTGCATGGAAGACTTTGGAAACGACGAGCCGACAGAGATTGTGGTGATTTACAAAACGCAAAATGGCGACTTGGCATGGTCATCCAACCAGTTGGAAAATTCGCACTTCCTTGGGATGCTGGAGATGGCGAAGTTTTGGTTTCTTTTGAGATGCAAGAGCGACGCGAAGGAATAAATCAGGAGAGGTGCTTCAGTGGAAGACGATTACGTAGAGGGTTTGACGGGAGAAGAGATTATCAACGACGTGCTCGATCAAGTCGCTGAAAAACTGCGCGGTGATTGCAATCTGCGCGAGATGGATGCCTACACAGGCGGTTACGACGGATCAGTCAAGGTCCATCTGAATCTGCGCGGACTCGACACAGCAGAAGTCAAGGTTGACGTCCATGTCAGTGCTCCGGCGAGCGAAGACTTTCCCGTAGACGGAGAATCTCCAATCATCAACACAGAAGTTGATGCCGATGTTGAGATTGCGCTTGAACCGCATCTCAACGTTGTGCGCGAACGCAGCGGCCAGGACGTGCCTACCCTTGGCAAGAATGAGGAAGGTGCCGTCGTCGTGAAGAAACGGCATTACGCCAAAAAGCAGAAGCAGGCGTAACGAAGTTCTCCGGCCTTGTACCCGGAGGAACGCGCGGACCTTAGTAGCTCAGTGGTAGAGCGGCTCCGTGTAAAGGTGGGCGCACCTGTTGCGGAGAGGGTCGTCGGTTCGAATTCCTGCCTTTGGCCCGCGCAAAGTTCAAAGGAGAAGACAATGAAACGTTGGTTGGCGATTTTCGTGCTGGCATTGACGCCGGCATTTGCGCAACAGGCACCGAAACCGAATCAGGTACCGCAGCTGAGCACCGCAGATCGTATTGCTCTTCAGAGCTGCGAAAAGATCAAGCAGGACGTGCAGAAGCAGTGGCAGGATGCGCTGCAGCAGGAACAAACCATCCTGACAGAGTTCGCTGCCAGCCATCCCGGCTACCGCGTGAATCCACAGAACTTTATCGTGGAACCGGAACAGCCCAAGCCTGCACTGCCGGTGAAGAAGTAAGGATGCGCAATGGGAGAGAAAAAACAGTCCTGGTTTGAACGCTTGATCGGGATTTTCCACCTGGAGACCGTTCATCATCGGACTTGCTGGCTGTGCCATAAGCGCATTTTGAAGGCGCACAAGTATCGCCACGTCAAGGCAGGGCTTTTCTGGGCAGATCAGGTCGAGCACAGAAATTGCGCTAACCCGACGCTTGGAAAGCCCTACCACCTGGTGCAAAACTTGACGCCTGAGCTTCCATTCGATGGAACAAGCATTCCAAGCTCCATCGAAGAGCTATCGACTCCAATTTGGCCAGAATACGGAGACGTTCCTCAGGAGAAAACCAATGAGCGAACTGCGTTGGTTGCGGACAGAATGGATGAAGCCAGTCACTGTGGACACGCATCGTTTTCAGTTCCTTCGCGCCCTTCGCAGTGATGGACAGCTGTTTGAAGTGCACAGTGAAGTAGGGTTGTGGACAACGCCAACAACCCTGCGCGCACGGCTTGATGCGATGCTGAATGATCCACCATTGCCGTCTGTCCTGGATGAAGAAACCGGAGAATGGCGTTCTCGCTTGGTTCGGCCAGACTTTGGCAAGGGAACTGGCGATTGGGTGGAGGAGCCGAAGCCATGACAGAAGACTTTGAAGAGCGACTTGTGGCGGCATTTGAACAGATGGCAACTGCACTGACAGGCATTCATGACACACAAGAAAAACAATTCGCCAAGCAATGGCCAGAACGAAAAGAAGTCCACGAAGCTGTTTACTCTCGCGTCCCCACCACAGAAGACCTTATCCGTGAAGAGCAGGGAGCCAGCGACGAATCCCTTGACGATTGGCTCACGGTCCCCGAGGAAGAAGAATACATCGGCGAACGCGAGCGGGAATTCCTTAAAACCCACCCAAGATCCGCTGCCAGTGCCCAAGCTCTCGATGAGGATGAAACGGAGGGACGAAGCACTGCGGCGCCTGAAGATCAAGCCGGAAGTGATGGCGTCCCTGCCGGAGATCACCCCACTGTTTAAAAATGCCGAGGGTGGGTTGCCGACTGTTTTAAACGCCATGCGTTTTTGCGCTCAGGATGAAGTGATTGCGGCTTTTTTGGGGAAATATGACTCTCTCCCGACAAGCGATCGTAAGATGTTGCCCTGGGAAGCGATCGCCTATTCTGCCAAAATCGATCTGCAACGATTGACTGGTGCCATCTTGTTTGCGCTTCAGGCTTCTTCCGTGAATGCGGTGAAGGTGATCGCGCTCAGCTCTCATCCGATGATTATGAAAAAGACAATCCAGTTTGCCCAGTTGGCCGGCGGCGAGAAGGATCGCACGATGATCCACCAGGCGCTTGGCTTCCTTCCCACGCCCAAAGGTCCAACATTCATCGGGAAAGCAGTGTTTGGATCTGCCAGTGACAGTGAAAAGGAAGAGCATGAAGAGAAGGGCGTTTTTGGCCTTGACGATGACATTGATGAACTCTTCCCCTCGCCCAGCGATACATTGCAAAAGCTTGTACCGATCCGACAGTTACGCTCGGAGAACTAAAAGTTACGCTTGACGCAAGATGTAATTCGGTATAAATGTAAAGCAATTACCGAGACACATGCCCCTCGCTCAAGCGGGAACAAGCAATGGCTCAGGACCAGAGATGGCCTTGGGCCATTTCTGTTTTCCGGCCTATTGCAACCCTCCCGCAACAACCAAGTTGGCGGGATCGTAAGTTCCAAGGAGGAACGTCATGGCAAAAACAAAGCGCGTTTCAAGCAAGCTGTGCGAAACGAAGAAAATGACGCCGCGTGTCAAGAAGCTCGGTAAGAGAGCCAGCAAGACGATCGCCGTCAAGGGCTAGCTCATGAGGGCTGATGTATTCCGAAAAGATTATCGTACAGAACCTGGACAAGTTCGCCGCGCGTGAGGGGTGGATGCCTACCCCTCATACGTTTGCCCAGGTGGAAGAATTCAAGCACTACATCGATTCCATCGTAAAAATCGAATCAAACTCGAAGTCCTCGTATATCTCCCTTGTGCGTCCCATCACGCAAAAGCGCCAAAAGGAAATTTGGCGGTGGGTAGAGAACGAGCAGGTGATGTGTGCCCTCGATAGCAACTACTTTGACGATTGCTACGCCTACGTCTGCAACGAAGGCGGCGAGATTTTCAAATTCAAAAACCGGAAATCGCAAGAAGTTTTCGATTCCGTAATCGCCGATTTCGACGAAAAGCAAGTTGCTATTCGCCTTTTGATTTTGAAAGCGCGGCAGGTGGGCATCACCACAAAAACCGCTCTGAAGTTTCTTCAAAGGATGTTGTTCATTCCGCACACTCAGGCTGTGATGGCCTCGGTGCAGTCGGATAAGTCCGAGCTGATCGGTCGCATCCTGGATATTGCCTACAACCAATGCCCCTGGTGGCTGGTGCCGCGCCGTGGACCCAAAGGCTCATTCGATAACGGATCTGTGTTGTCCATTCAATCTGGTATGCAGGCAACGGGTATCGCGCAAGGTTGGACTCCCACATTAATTCACGTTTCGGAGTTGGCGGATATCCCCAAGCCTAAGAAGGTGATTGAAGAAGGCCTGTTGCGCGCCACGCACGCCACTCCCAACCTCTTCATGGTGTTTGAAGGCACAGGTGGTGGAAACACCGGCTGGTTGGCCGAGACGTGGCGCGCTGCGAAAGAAGACTTCCCCAAAGGATTGCATGATCTTTGCCCTGTATTTATTCCTTGGGCAATGGCGACGGATCTTTACCCTGAAAAGGCATGGATTCGTCAGTTCCCGGTTCCAGAAGACTTTTACAAGAAGCGCATGGAAGCAACGCGCAAGCATGTGATCCGTGCCGAGTCCTACATTCGCAATACGCCGTTTTTGTCACGGATTGTTGGAAAAGATTGGCGGATGCCGCTGGAGCAGCAGTGGTTTTGGGAATTCAATTACGCCAAATCTTGCAAAAATCACAGTCAGAAGATTTGGCTTGCGCAGATGCCGGCTGACGACTATGAAGCGCTGACAGGTGTGCATGACAGCGTGTTCGATGTGGAAACGATTCAGGAGATCGAAGACAACATTTATGAAGTGCAAGGCGACACCAAGGAAAGAAAGAAGCAGGTGCAAGCCTACGCCATTACTGGTGATTCCATCGACGATGGTTTTGAGCCACCAGAGCCATTGATTGATTACGACAAAGCGCATATCCGCGTGACATGGAAATCGGATCGCGGACAACGCTATGACTGGGTTTTGGTTCCTCTCCTTCCGATTGACGAAGATGTGGAGCTGGAAACCTTTGACAAGCTGCTGGTATATGAAGAGCCCAACCCTGGATACACCTACAGTTGCGGCATCGACACGGCAGATGGTCTTGGCAAAGAGGATGAAGACAGAACCTGCGTATCGGTAACGCGCAACCGTTTTGGCGATGAATATGACTATCAGGTGGCTGAGCTGGTATCGAACCGCATCAACTCTGCACAAGTTGTCGGATTTGCAGCTTGCATTGCCGCCTGGTATGGCGAAAATGCAAAAGATCCACGTGGCGTGAAGTTTTGCGTGGAGCAGATCGGAAGACCAGGTGATACATGCCAGCACCAGTTGAAGCTGATGGGCTTCCATTGGCATCACGTTCCACGTCGCTACGACAGCAAAAAGATCAAGGATGATTCTGGCAAAAAACAGGGCTGGTATTCCAACGTATGGAGTGTGCCAATCCTGATGACGCGCTTTACGGAAGCTGTGAATGGTGGCTGGTATCGCCCGACATCCAGATGGTTAATTGAAGAGTTGAAAACGCTGGAGCGGCATGCAGCGGCTGGCAGAGTTTCCAAGTTGGAGCATCGCAGCGGTCAGCATGATGATCGCGTGCGTGCTGCGGCGCAATCTTTCTTTACTGCGCACGATTTCGACATTCTTGCGGATAGATCGCAAAAGCGCTATGCATTGCCAACGGAGAAAGCACCTCCGTTGAGCAAAGCCGTATGTTCTTCGAACATGGTTTCTGTGGGAGGTCTCGATTGAACGCACAGTTAGCAACCAAAATCGTGTTTTGGCACGATGGAACTCGCGGCGAAATCCGTATGGGCCTTCCTGAACAGTTCCCGGCACCAGCGGGTTTCGAAAAGATTGTCTGCAACACCATGCATGAAGCCGAAGTGTGGTCGGAACGGATGCGTAAGTGGGAAGCCTACAAGTACCAGATGGAAGACGAGCAGCGAGAAATGATTGAAGGACCCATCCGCGCCAACTTGCGCAGCTACATGCGCCACCAGATGGCAAACGCACGGAATAACCTGAACCGTGACTTCTTGCGCCAACATTTGGAATCGTATGGCAATCGACCGGACAAGACAAAAATGCGGCGCGAAAGCTATCTGCATGCAGAAGCGTATGAGAAAGGACGATAGGTTACGCATAACTTACGCTATGTGAAATTAGCGTAGACGTGTAGGCAAATTTTGCCTACTATGCGCAATAGAAGTTATCAGGTGAAGGCTTGATTCAACCGGAAACAATTCGCGGACGCAAAGAATACTTCCGCAAAAAGCGGGCCGAGTTTGCTGCGACATGGATAACTGACGACGACGGTGTCGTTCATATTCCTTTTGGCGATGGGCATGAAGCGCTTATCGATGCAGACAAAAAGGAATTGGCGGCACAATTTCTTTGGCATTTACATCCAAGCAAGAAAAAGTTTTATGCAGAAGCACTTTCGACGGAAGAATTGCGCGAGGAGTATGGAAAACACGTTTCGTTGCACCGCGTAATTATGGGGGTCAGCAAAGGCGTTCAGGTTGATCACATCCACGGGAACGGACTGGATTGTCGCTGTTCCGAAATGCGCGTAGCAACGTCAAGTCAAAACGCAGCTAATCGCAAGTACAAAAGCAGTACGGGATATAGGGGCGTAGTAAAAAAAGGAAAGAAATTCGCAGCACAGATTGAGCACAACGGGAAGAACAATCATCTCGGAATCTGTAGCAGTCCCGAGGAAGCTGCTGTGTTGTACAACCTGGCAGCGGTGAAATTGTTTGGAAATTTTGCCGTACTGAATGAAATCGAGGGTTGACCGCAATGGAGCTAGAAACTACCTGCTGGCAATGCCCAAAGTTTGAATCCTCGCCGAGTTCGCGTGCTGGATGGGTCGAGGAACAAATCGAAGAAGGTGAAGGGTTTCTTGAAGGGCAGACATGCTACAAGAACCTGGGCACGAATATGCGCATTTTCGATGCCATCTTCAGAGATAAGTCGCGGTCAATTCTTGTCACCAATGAACTGAAATACGACATCCGCAAGTTCTGCGAAACTCTTTCCGAAGTGCGCGAAATTGCCGGATATGGGTCGGATATCCCTGCATATAAGCAAATGGCAGAGATGCTGACCAAGGTATCAAAGTGCGTCTACCTGGAATCCGATTTTCCTTTCCAGATTTTGAAAGTTTTGCAGTATGCCAGCGTTACCGGTATCGGTTATCTGTGGCCAAAGGTGCGCGCGGACGAATATGGCTATGGCGAACGCAAGATGGTGTTCGATGCGTTGGGCCTGCTGGATGTAGTTCCTGTTCAGATTCCTCGAAGCAACGACGTGCAGGATGCTTACGCCGTCACGGTCTACGACTACATGCCGATCGCAGAAGCTCACGGTCGTTTCCCGCTTTTCCAGGGACAATTGCAGACAGTTGGACCGCGTAGTTACAAAACGCAGGTTCAAGCGCGACGGATGGATTACGCCGAGCGCTTCCGCTATGGTGGCCCAAACCGGAGTTTTGGCAATCTTTATTGCGAAATTCGCTACACGTTTATTCGCGACCTCCGAATCAACAATACCGGTTATGAATTGCCAATGGGAGATGTTGGCACCAGTTGGTTCTACAAAGTTCCCTATGTTGGCCAAATGATTTTTGGCGGCATGCGCAACGGCTTGGCGTACATGCGACCGGCGACGGTAGAAGATTGCCGCGTGTATCCGAACCTGCGACTCATCATTACTTCCACTGGACTCGATCGGCCCATGTACGACGGACCAAGCTTTGACTGGGATGGAAAGATTCCAGTGATTCAGTACACCGTGGATGATTGGGCTTGGGAGCCTCTGGGACGTTCTTTAGTAGGTGATGTGGCATCGATTGAAACAACGACGCGCAAGATCGAGCGCAAGATAGACGACGTAATCACGATTACGTTGAATCCGCCGATCGGTTATGACCACACCGCCACAGGCGGCGCAAAGATTGAGCATTTTGACATCTTTGAGCAAGACGTGCGCTACGGCGTAGACGGCAAGCCGAGAGACATCCTTCAGTCGATTCTTCCTGAAGAAGTTCGTGTTAGCTCGGAGCATTTCACGTTTTTGAAGTATTTGAAGGAGTGCAAGCAGTCGCAGTTGGGCCTGACGGATCTTGGCAATCTTCAGAACATGAAGATGAACATTGCCAATGACACGGCCGACAAGATGCTGGAGTCCATTGGCCCAATTGCAAAGGGCATTGCCGCACGCATTGAAAAAGGCAATAAGGCGGTTGGTTACCGCATGAAATTCCTGATCCTGCAATGGTTCAACGTCGGACGAATCATGGAGTATGTGGGACCAGACAGCATTGCACGAGAGGTTTTTGACTTTAATCCAGACGATCTGGTTCCGAGCCACATGCCCGACGAGATGATCAGCGGTAATTTTCCCGAAGATCCATCGCATTACAACCAGCTGACGCGTGCGCGTTGGTTTGCCAAGCAGATTCGGTTGGTATCGGTGCCGAGCACGCTGTTGAAGGTGACGCAGATGCAACGTCAATTGATGATGCTGCAACTGAAGCGTGGTGGTGCGCCGATTTCTTGGTCGACGGTGATGAAGAACCTCGATATCCCCAACTATGGCGAGGTGCAGGGAAATACCGAACATGAAAAATGGTTCAACGAAGAGCTGGAATCGCAAAAGCTGAAGATTCTTGCGGCTGCTGCGGCACAGCAGTTTATGAAGCAGCTCGGAATTCAGCCACCAGAAGAAGGTGGCGGTGGTAAGGGCGGTGGTAAGGGCGGCGGCGGTGGCAAGGGCGCTGGTGGCGGTCGGCCATCGAGCGGAGGAAAGCCGCCCAAGATCAAGCAAAAAGGCGCGCAAGGTGGAGAACCGCGCACGGTAGTAAGCGAAAGCTAAGGAGAAGACATGGCAGTCCAAATCAAGGTTCAAAAAGACTACTATTTGACCGAAGTAAGCGTCGAATTACCTGCCGATATTCAGCAGACCGACGAGTTACTCCAAGCTACAAGAACAACCGGAAAGATGGTTGTTCAGTATAACCAGGGTTCTGTGCAGGGAGTAAATCTCGAACAGCGCACTAAGATTTCTGATGCACAAGCGGAAGAGATTCGTAAGATTCTGGATGTAGACGAAACGATTTTGTAAAAATAACACTTGACGCGAAAAAGAATTCGGCTTATAGCTCTAACAGAATCTTTTGAGCGGCATGCCCCCCCTCCTTGGGGAATCAGCAATGGCTCAAGACCAGAAATGGCCTTGGGCCATTTCTATTTCACACCAAGGAGGAAAACATCATGGCAAAACGTCGCAAGGCTAGTGCAATGAAGGCAAGCCATCTGAAGAAGGGCCGCAAGAGTCGTGGTCGCAAGGGCCGCGGCAAGCGCAGCGCCATCAAGGCGTAGTTACCTTTTCCCCAACGGTAGCTATGCTGCCGTTGGGGAATCTCGCTCAAGGAGATTCCAGTAATGGCTACAAGTGCACAACCAATGCCGCAGGACCAAGGACAAGGTGCAGGTACACCGCCTCCCGATCAAGGAGCTGGCGCTCAGCCGCAAGGCGCACCTGACCAAAATGCCCCGCAGCAAGGTGCTCCTTCGCAAGCTCCTGCCAATCCAATGCAGATGTTGCTCGCACGTTGGTATCAGACAGCCAAGCAAATGGCTGCCTCCGATCCGCGTCTTGCCTCTGGTGCGGAAAAGGTATCGCAGGGAATTCAAGAGATGCAAACGGCTTTGGTAAGTCCGCCACAGCCAACACCGATGGGTCAGCAACCGCAATACTAACGCTTCGGGAGAACAAGTGACATGCCGACAGTAAACGAAATTTTGAAGCAATCCGGATTGAACGACGAGCAGATCGCTGCACTCGATGCAAAGGCGATTACTGCATTCACCGGAGTCCTGACTACTGCGGAACAGGAACGGAAGACTGCTCAGGAATCTGCCACCAAGGCCCAAGAATCTGCCGCAAAGGCAGAGCAAGAGCGCCAGGCAGCACAGCAGGCTATCGAAAAAGCTGAACAGGAACGAAAGGCTGCGGCAGAAGCAAAAGAAGCGGCCGAAGTTGCTCAGCGTTCCAACGCAGAATTTTACGACAAAGAGATTGCGCCGGCATTGAACAATTGGGGAACCGAAAAGGCGAATTTGGAAGCGCAAGCCGCTTTCTATCGTGCGCAGAATGAAGCCGCACGCTCCGCCGGATTTGTTCCGACAGAAGCGCCGAATTACAAGCCGCAGGAAGCACAGGCAGCAAACCAGCAGCGCGATGCACAAGGCCGCTATGTGGCCGGTGCGCAGGGTGGAACGCCTGGTAGCCCAACGTTCACGATGGAAGCCATCGATCAGCGCCTGGGTGCCGGAATTAGCAATGTCGGCTGGGCCATGCAGGAATACCAGCGATTGAGCGGTGGACAGTTCCTTCCCGATTCCTTCGACAAACTCTCAGAAGAAGCCAGCAACTCCCGGTTGCCGTTCCGCGATTACGTGGCACGGAAGTACGACTTTGCCGGCAAGCAGGCTGAGATTCAGCGCAAGTCGCAGGAAGAGCACGACGCAAAGGTTCGGCTGGAAGCTTCGGCACCTTTTGAAGCAAAGCTGAAGGAAGCGGAAGAAGCGCGGCAGAAGGCGATTGAAGAAACAGATCGCAAGTGGGCCGAAAAGATTGGATCGAATCCGGATGTGCGGATTGCGCAGCCTTCTCGCTTTGCTGATGTGGCACGTGCTGTGAAGGCCAACGAGCGTCCTGATCCGTTGAACTTGAATGAATCGCAGCGCCGGCAGGCAACATCGCAGGCGATTCGGCAGGAAGTTTCTGAGTCTACCGCAGCGTAATTTTTGCAGTTTGAAGACGTGAAGATCAGTCGAGACGCATGCCCCCCTTTCGAGGGAATCAGCAATGGCTCAAGCCCAGAAATGGCTTGGGCCATTTTTGTTTGAGCAATCGAAAGTTCTCGAAACGGAGAATGCAGCGTAAGTCGCTGAAAGGAAACCAGATATGCCTACGGACCCATTGTATAACGAAATTGACGCATCTAACTTGGAAAGTGTCCGCAAGAATGTAGTATTCAACAACTTGTTCGTGGACACTCCTTTCCAGGCGAAGCTCCGCCGAGCCGGTGTGTGGGATGAATTCCTGGGCGGCGCGGGCATGATGGAAGGCATTCTCTACGGGCGCACTCAGGGCGCTGCGGTGAATCCCGGCCAGACTGTTACCGTGACTCGCCAGCAGATCAACACCGGCATCAAATTCCTGCCGAAGGCGTATGCCACTTGGTATCCGCTGGACGACTGGGAGATGGATGACGGTTCCGGCACCGGTGGTGTGATTAACTCCGGTCCGTCGAAGATTGTCGACGAGTACCAGCTCTACATGGAAGCCATGGTGATGACCATGAACACCATGCAGGAGATGGATTCGTTCCGCCACGGCCAAGCCTCTGCCGCGACGATTCAGGACAATCGCATCAAGACCATCAACGGTCTGGATGAAGCTCTGAATAACGGCATCGATCCGTCCGTGTATGGCAACATCTACGCGAACTACGGTGGCCAGGCGCGCAACGGAAACATCGGAACCGCGCTGAACTCGACGCCGCTTTACCTGGGCACCTCGACAGGTGGCACGGGGCAGATTGATTTTGCTGCCTTGATGCAGTTGTGGTCGCAGTGCAAGGTGACGGGCGGCAATCCGACGCTGGGTATCACCAACGTTTTCGGATTCAAGGCCATTGCCGTTGCGCTCGATGCGCAGCGCCGCGATATTTCGAACACTCGCCACGACATCAAGTGGGATGGTTTGAACTTCAACGGCGTGGACATTTACGCTGACCCGCTGGCTCCTTCGGCGCAGGCTCAGAACTTCATTGAGTTGGCTCCGGCAAACGGTGCGGCTGGCAATACGAACCTTGCTGATGGCGTTGGATCGAGCACGACAACCGTAACGTTTACGACTCCGCAGTTCACCAAAAACGGCGCGGCCGTTACTGTCTCGCCGACTGGTTCCGGTCTGCCTTCGCTCACCACGATTCAGCCTTCGGAAGTTTTGTACTTCTTGGAGCCGGAGAGCTTCAAGATTCGGCCGACCAACAAAAAGGGCTGGAACTTTGGCCTTCGTCGCGCCCCGATGCCGAACAACGTGAGCATCGACGCTTTGTTTATGCGGTTGGGTATCAATCTGTACAACGTGCAGCCGCGTCATTCCAATTACGCGTTTGGATTTACGGCATAGGAGGATGGAATGCCATTTCAGCCAATTGTACCTACTTGGTTAGCGTGGAATAACGGAAACTTTACCTCGCCGACCGCGCTTACTGACGTCCGTACCGGCCAGCCGTTCGCGGCAGGCGGCCTGAATCTTGGCGACTTCTTCGATGCCACTAATCAAGAAGCGTTCCAGGGATCGTATACGACCAATGGCACTCTGTTCGCTGGTCGTTACCGCTTTGTGCAGGTTGACTCGGGCGCAACTGCGGCCAACGTCAAGACCGGCACTGTCGGCTATCTGCGCGCTGGTACCACTGTGCAGTCGGTCGTGATTCTCACCGCAGGTTCTGGCCAGACGGCTGGGACCTATAACGTCGCAGCCACGGCGGGTAGCGGCGGGGGAAGCGGTGCCTTGATTCAGGTAGTTGTCGGCTCTGCTGGGACGGTGACTTCGGTGACGGTGCTGCAGGGCGGCTACGGCTATGTTTCGGTGCCGACTTTCACGCTTGTCACTGGTGGCACGGTTGGAACGGTGGCGGCACAGTTGAGTACCACGCCGAATCTGGTGACGAGTGCGGATCAGGTTGCTGCTGGTACGGCTGTTCCAGTTCGTCCAGTGGTTTTCCTGAATTCAATCACTCCTGGAAACTACGGATTTATTCAGGAACTTGGCACAGCGACAGTTCTGGCAACGTCTGGCGTAGGAACTACAACCACTGCTGCTTTGGTCGATGCGACGCCGGCAAATAACGGACTCGTAGTTACACGGGCGGCAGCTGGAAGCCCGATTGGCTACACCATTGGGCAGGCTTTGGATGCGCCAGCCAACAGCATCTTGTTCAAGATCGAGATGCAGTACGTGCCGGTGGTTCAGGACTAATTACGGTTGGGGACGGGCAGCGATGCTCGTCCCTGCACATTGCCATCAAGTAATTGCAGCAAGGAGCAACCATGGTTCTCACAGCAATGGGTAAAGGCGGTGGCGGCGGTCCGCTCTATCCGGATTTTGTAGGCCGGCGCGCAATCTTTGTTGGCAGTGGAGTCGGGCCAGTGCTTTCGTCGAGCACAGTGGGAGATCCGATTACTCTAGCTCTGCCCAGCTACTACATCGACGCGATTCTGCAAGGCTCATCGACGGATGGAACAACGTTTCTGGTGGCGTTTCCGAATGCCACTGGACCGCGCGCGACATGGAGTTGCTTCTACTACACCGCAGCCACTCCAACTGCGCCAATCGCCACGAATTTGTCTACGAAGACTTTTGTGGTTTCTGCGTTCGTCGGACAGTTTTAACAGGGTCTTCTCTCCCGAAGACAAACCAAACGCCTCTTGCGGGGACGACTCGCAGGGGGCGTTTTGGTAAGAGAACTTTTTGAGATGTTGATTTGTCGTCTGGCGATTAGGAGGGGGAATGGCGGAATCAAAAAGCACGGAATTGGTTCTTCACGGCAGGCGGCGGTTCAAACGCGGCGCATATCACCAACTGTCCGAAGCCGGTGCCAAGCGGCCTTACACAGAGACAAAGGACGTAAAGGCCGAAAAAGGCTTTGGCGCTTTGTATGGCCCGGAACGTTCCAAGTCGCGTGGCAACAAAAGCCGCATTCGCAGAGAGATTACGGTTCGTAGCTTTGCGGCACCGGCCAGAACACGTGCCAAGCGCGGAACGAAGAGAACGGCAAAGCGGACTTCAAGAAAATAGGAGTGAAACATGCTAGGCAAAATTGCAGCAAGCAAATTCGCCGAAATTTTTGCGCGCAGCTTTATCGTACGCACGTGCTGCGGATTCCTTGTCTGCAAATCTTCCCAGGTATTTACTCTTGCCCATCACTTGAATCGAAGAGAACCAACAATGTCTTTTATTGTTGTAATATGCACCCTTGTATCCGCTGGTGTTGTTGGATTGTTTAGCTCGATTGGCAATGTTGCAGGATCGCGTCGATTCGCGCAAATTGTACCGGCGATTATTAAGCGTGTTTCTGTCGCGATGATCGACATCTTTGTCAGTTTGCAAAATCATCTTGTGCATGAAGATATTGCGATTTTCTTCTCTGCGGATGGCGTAGTAGCAGTTCCTTCGACGAACAAACATTGCACACCAATTCCATTGATTCAGCCAGTCGTAGTTGACGGCATCGACGATGACAACTTGTCCTTTCGTCAAAGGAATCAACTTAATGGATTCGTCAACCGGTTGAATAATTTCGCTTCTTTTCAGGTGGCGTTTCATCGGAAGCTCCTATCCACTTGGAAGCTATCTTTAACTGGTTTTTATTCTATGTCAACGGAGGTGAATTATGGCCTTCGTTAACATGATCCAGGAGTTGCTTGGAATCCCGGGATGTAACCTTGGACTTGTCAAGACAAAACTGAATGAATCATTTGCCGCGATTCAGGATGAAAACGTCTGGAGTTTCCAGTTGCAGACGGGTGGATGGCTGACGCCGTCGTTGTTGGGTGCGCCGACGCGCACGTTTCTTAGCCCTGGAACGATTACGGTGACACCTTTCACGAACACGATCACCGGTGACGCGATTGCCT